GTCATCATTTTGCGGCACAATTTCATAACCTTTGTGCGTTATGTGCGCACCCTAACTGACTTTAATTTCGGGTCAGTTTCCCAGAATTGCACTCTTTAGGGGCCAGGTATTTCGTACCTGGTCTCTATTCGGGTGTGGTTAGTTTGTATTCGTGATCACGTTTGATCATGGTGCAAACCTTTGTTTCACTCTCTGAGTGTGACGCTCTCCCTGTGCGTTACAATGCACACTGAGGGCCTCTACCCTCACTATGTTCATTCCAGGTACATTGTATGACTGAATTGACAATTAGGACTAACAATCAGCCACGCCGGCTGTTGTTTGCTTGCGAGTTTTCTGGTGCTGAGCGTACCAAACTCCGCGAACAGTTTGATTGGATGAGCGATGACGAGTTTGACTCTAATTGTTCATTCTTCAGGTACAAAGGTTACTACTACAACCTCGCTGACTTTATGCGAGTTGATGTAGCAAACGGCTCGCCTTTTGTAGGCTGGCACGGTTACAGCTCCGACAGTTATTTCAGCGGTGTGCTGATCAAACTGTGCGGTGAAGATGTCATCGTTGGCCGTTATTGTTCCTGAGTTTAACTAACACAATCACATCGCAATCTGATCATGTATTTCCAACACCTTTGCACACACAACGATCGCAACGGCAACCCTCGCCGTTTGTATGTTCTAGTTGTTGACGGTGAGCGTATCGCTGCATGGGATGAAGGCTACCTAGGCAATCTCGCTGTGCCAGGTATTTGGCGAGAAGCTGCATACAACGCCGAACATGTAGACTGCACAGTTACACTTTATCGTGACCTAAAGCGTACACTTCCTTCACCTGATTGGGCGCATGATGTGCCGGGTTTTGCACACCTCCGCGAACATGTTACCGGTCGTTTCTTCTAACTTCTGTTCATTCTCTGCCTGATCATGATTTACTACATCAACCGCCACGCTGGCCGTTATCACGAAACTGTCGATGAGTTTGCATCACGTTCTGAGGCAGATCGTATGTGCAAAGAGTATCAATTCGGCGAGCACGGTAGAGCTTACTTCTACGTCTCTCGTGTAGCACGTCCTAACTGGACTGTTTGAAATTAACTAACACCATCGCAATCTGATCATGCAAACTCTTTACATCTACGACCCTCGCTATTCAGTTCACATCAACCAACCAACTACATTCACTTATTCGGAGGCAACTTGTGCTGCAGCTGCTGCAGTTCGTAGGGGCAGAGCGTATGAACTGTGGGAGAACGGCCGCATGGTTGCTAAAGGTGGGCCGTCTAGTTCATTGGCTTCTGTGCTTTAACAACTAACACCAACACAACAGTTTCACAGGTGAATCATCATGACTGAACTGACAACCGTCTGGCCTATCGAACCCCTCACACCTGAGGTTGTACTAACACCTATCGCCTTCAAAGATGTACCTGTAGGTGCAGAGTTTTGGTGGGGAAATTATCTCCCACAGCGTTGTAACTGGGGCATGAAGCGTTCTAGTAGGACTGCAGATTGGCTGCCACTTGTGCACAATCAGTTCACTGGAAGTAAGACGTGGAGCTACTGGCGTTCTAACGAAACTGTCTACATCGTCCGCTAACTAACACCAACACAATCATCACCATGGCACACACAATCGACACAGATGCAGTTCGCGAACTAGAACTGTACGCTCTCAACTTCTCAGGCGCTCACTACAACACAGTGGGCAAGACTCTATCGAAGTTTTATCAGAAAGGCACGTTCAGTTTGGATCGTGCGATTGCATACATCGAGCGTTATCTGTTAGTTCCTGCAGCTAAAGACTACAAACTGTGCAACGGCTCTATGTCTACATCGTGGAACCAAATGTTTCCCAAGCCCGAAAGACTTGTGGCTGCAGAATCTATCGCCCACGCTTTTGTTTCTGAGTTTCGTTTAGGTAACTTCTGGTAACCATGACTATCACTAACTTCAACGCAGATCGTGACTTCTTGCGTCGCATGATTCGTGCCTACGAACAAGATCTCTTACAGCTAATTAGTGAAACTCCAGATCATCCCGGTGGTGATTGGGCAAAGGATCATCTAGCGACCCTTGAGTATCTTCGCGGCAAAACATTTTCCGACCGCACGCAAACTATCACCTTCTGATCATGACACTCAAAACACGCAATCAACCACTCAAACCTATCCCTTCTTTCAACTTCGTTAATCGCAGGGAGATCGACTACATCCTGGCTTCACTACAACTAATGGCTGAGTCTGGCCAGGTTGATCCTGTGGAGCAGGAAGCCTTCACTAACTTGCTTGATTCCTTCCAGATCTTTGCACTATCAGTATGAAACAGACAACTAACCTTCAACGCGAACAGTCCCACGCGATTGATCTGTGGACACTGCTACATGATGCAGAGCAAATTGTCATTAACCATGACTATCTCCACCCTCGTATGCACCAGCGTCTGACTGATCTTATGAAGATCGTTGAGACTTACCAAACTGCAGTAGAACACCAACTCGAACAACTAGCAGAGTACGAACCATGATCGACTACGAACAACTTGCACAGGAATCTGCACTATTTCCTTGGCTGGATTCTGATTGTATGAGTGACTCCTACGAGGAGATCATGTTTAACAACAACTACATCGAGATTGACGAAGATGACTGAATTCACAGCTGTATTAAACGAAGACAATCTGTTCGACATCTTTATCGACGGCGAACTTTGTTACTACAGCTTCGACAGTCAAGATCTAAAAGATTTTGCAGAAGACTTCATCGAATCGAACAAATGACTTACTACATCCAACGCCGATCAATCAACCACAACTACTTAGAAACTGTGGATGAGTTTGAGTCTCGCAAGGAGGCTAATGCCACGCTGCATGAGTATCAGCTCTGTGACTATTCGGCTCACTATTACATCAGCTCGCGGTGCTGCAAAGCTTGGCGGGAGTCGTAACTCCCCTTTGATAAACACAAACGAGAGCTATCCCTCCCGCTAACGCGGGGCGACCGCACACAGCGCCTTGACTGTTCCGACAGGCATGGTATAGTGTGCGGGGCTCCTGCCCTTTTCATTTTCTTCTACGGTCATCATTTTCTCATCACAATGGACAGCTTCCCTTACGACATCTACGAGCTTGGTTATCACAGTCTTGCATACCATGCACTTGCACGCTTTAAGCAACTGCTGCAGCGGGACATGATGATGCCGCCTGACATTGCCGAACAAATTGAGGACAACATCATTCCCGCACTTGAGTACATCGACGGGTGGGAACCAACTGATGCACAAATTCAAGCTCACATCGACTCACGAGGCATGATCTGATGATTCAACTAATCGTTGACGATGAGTTTGGCGTACCCTTCGCCATTGACACCTTCCTAACCATTGATGACGCTAAAGATGCACTTAACCAGCTGGAGTGTTCACTCGAAGACTGTGTAACTTCAGCCCGTGCAAACTACCTTATGTGTGCCATCGACCAACTGAAACAATCCATCGCGGAGTATGAGTAAGCAGATGATCACCGTACAAACAAACCATGGCACATTCAAAGTGCCCGCTAAATACGTAGGCGAAGCCCTCGCAGTCCACCGCCCCGTCGTCGGTTTCAACAAATTAAGCACCAAGCCGCGACGCTGGGCAATCACCCACCTAGGTTCAGGTTTGGTTGCTGGTTGGTTTGATGGTCCGATGCGCGACGCTATCCAACTAGCTAAGTGCTGGGATCTTACCTTTCGTGATGAGCTCCCTGGTCCTGACCCTAACGCTAAAGAGTGGGTGCGTAAGGATAAGTGGAAGCGCCAACTTAACGGAGACGAACCTATCGCATCGCCTGATTCGTTTGAAGCTGTACTAGCCGACTACGAGGCAAACTCCTAACCCGCTTCGCGGGGCGACTCACACAATTACACCAACATCACCATGCGTACCATTGAAAAGAAGATGCTCAGCGCCATCATCGAGCGCAAGAACTTCAGCCTTGCTAACACTCGCGTCGAATGTATCCACTTCCCTCATCCTGTGGACAAGGGAGATCGCATCATCGACCGCTGCAATGTCTACTTGCACAACAGTCTTATCGCCACAGTGACTCCTGATGATGTAACTGTGAACAACTGTGGCTATCGCACTAGCACAACTAAGTCGCGAATCAGCACCATTCTTCGTGAGTTCTGTGGCGCTGGTGTCTCACAATCTAATTTTGAGTGGTATCTAACTACTCGTGACAACGTGATCCACATGGAGGACCGGCGAGATTACACTGTTGAGCGGATTCCCCTTCATTGATGAGTCTCCCGAGCCTGAGAACAAATCAACGAAACATTCTCCGCCTAGTCGCCCAACACGAACAACGTAACCCTGGCGAACCTTGCTACCTCGGCAAAGTTACAGCCAGTCGCCGCAACGTCTTCCTAAAGGCAGTTGGCTCACTCGAAGAAAGACAACTAATCGAGATAGAACGAGTCGGCTCGAACTTCCAAGCTTGGAAAATCAAACTACTCATCCCAATCGACCAAATTATCCCAGCTTAATTATGATGGCACCCTTCTCCAAACGTCGATTTGCTGAGACTGCGATCCTGTTGGCCGCAACGATCGCCTTTGCTGCAGCCATCAGGACAGGCGACACGCAAAGATCTCACAGCATTCAGTGTCCATTTGCACCAAACGGCAAACCTTATTTCGCTCCTGGCTGCTAAGCTTCAGTGCTGCTGATCTCTTGTGACCTACCCAATCACAGTTACATTGCAATCACAAATCTCACAGAAGCACATCGAGTACACAAATGTTTCCCCTGCAACGTTACTGGCGGTCGTAAAGGGCTCAAAGTCCAAGCCAGCCAAAGAGCTAGCCGCCAGGCTCATCCCCATTCTTGAGGATCTCAGCAAATGAAGTTCACTCTCCTCCTCGCGTCGCTTAGCCTTCTCCTGTTAAGCCCTGTGGCTCACGGTAATCACTCCCACGATGCCCAGGAAACTCATCTAGATCAATGTCAGAACTGAGCTTCACAAAGGATGAAATCCTGACGCTGCGCCGAGCGCTCAACGCTCTGGTGGTTAGGCAGGAACTCAACTCGTTGGCTGCTTCTGAGCCTATGAAGCGGGAGATTGAATCAACTCTCAACGATCTACACAAACTAGACATCAAACTATTACAACTAAAACCTTCATGCTCCTGTCTCGCGCAATAGAACCCTTCGCTAAGTTCAACCCCCGCGAAGTCTCCTGTACAACACTCTTTATCTTTCTAGCTGTAGGGGAGTCTCCTGAGGGGCTCCTCCAAACAGACATCGCTCGCAAGCTAGGTATCCCGAAGAGTTCTGTCTCGCGTAACTGTGGGATCTTAGATTCACAAACTCAGAAAGGTGACCCCGGCATGGGCCTGGTAAACCGTGAGCCTTGGCACGCAGATCAAAGGATCAAGCTGGTGAAACTTACAGCAAAAGGACGTGAACTCTTTGATGAAATTCACAGTCACCTAGGCTAGTCTCGCTGGAGTTTCATTACTCCTGTGGTCTTACCTGATTGGCGGATTAAGGCGCTGTGCGAAGGCGGCATGATTGAGCCCTTCAATCCCACGCTGATCAACCCCGCCAGTCTTGACGTGACGCTGGGCACCAACCTTTATGTTGAGACTGAGGAAGGGGGATTGCTCCCCCTGGAGATCTCAGGTCACACCAGAGAGAATCCCTTTCTGCTCAGGCCTAACGAATTTATCTTGGCTGAAACAGCTGAGACTTTTAACATCCCTGACTTCATCTCGGCGCAGTTCGTACTCAAGTCTTCGCTGGCTCGTGCTGGTCTGGAGCACTTACTCGCAGGCTACATCGATCCCGGTTTCAACAACTCCGTTCTAACTTTGGAGTTTAAGAACGCTAAACAATTCTCGTCTTTCCCACTCTGGCCCGGTATGCGGTGCGGACAGATCGTCTTCACTGAGATGGCTGAGGCGCCTCAAGCAAGCTACAGATACACAGGGCGCTACAACGGAGATGCAAAAGTCTCACGTAGTAAGGGGCTCCTGTAAGTCCTGAGGCTTAAGTGCCTCGCAACAAACTCAGACACAAATGAGAAAGATAAATACTACATACGCTGTCTAGTTTTGTTGCTAATGTTTTATTTAGAAAAAGTTTCTTTCTTAAGAAAAGTTGCAATAACTACACCCCCGTGTCACCAAAGATAAATCCCTGCGCAGGGGTTGACAGGGTGCGCAGGAGAATGTACATTGCTCTGCATGGGCGGCACCGGCCCTTAACGCGGTGCGTTCCCTCTGCATCACATCAAATGATTAAGGTCACTAAACAGTCCCTGATCGACCAGGGACGCATCAGCGCTGAACGTTACGATTCCTGCGACACAGCTCTAGCCCAACTGAATGAAGGGTTTGGTGCTGAGTATGAAGCTGCTCGAAGCAACTTGACTTCAATGCTCGTCAAGGCAGACAACGTAGGCCTTGACCTAGACATTTTCCGTGGCGACGACTCGTTATTTAAGTTTCCCGAGTTTCGCACGAACATCGTTGTTCGAATTGACCGCTCGCCCACGCCTCACGCCAAGATCGAGAAGTTGAACGAGAAGATCGCTGACCTTGAGCGAAAGCTCAAGATTGCAAAGATCGAACGAAACAGTCTGATCGAGCAGCTCCACATCACAGGAGCTGTCGACTTGGTTACTGACAAAATCACCGCCGTCTTCCGTCGCCTTAAGTGATCATGAGTAACGACAAAATCTTCCTCCTCCACTGTTCTGTCAGCGCATCCGTAAGGCAGAGCACACAGATAAAGATGGCAGATCTCCAGCTGCCTGACACTGTGATCGACGTGCTAGAAAAACAGCAATCTGTTTCTGTGCGCCCAACATTATCAGGTAAGCTCAAAGAATTCTTGAACTTGCTGCGCATAGAACAACGCAAACTGTATGACGAGTGCACGATCCATAACGGAGACGTCCACTTCCTCCACGAGGATTACTTCGAAGAGGCTATGCAGTGCATCGCAAAGATTCGCTCCGATGCTTCTAAATACAACGAACAACTCAATGAGCTTTGGCTCGAAGAGTACACTCGCTGGTCGAACACCGTTGAAGGTTTCTTAGAGCCTCTGTTCCGAGACGACACCGAAGGGTTCAAACTCGCCAAGGAAGCTTACTTAACTATCTTCCCGACGAAGCAAGAGTTCGAGAACCCGATCAGAGTGTTCGTGGTTGGCCCCAACCCTGTGAGCATGGAGGTTTCTGACAGCAAAGAGGAGCACTCAATCTCCACGGCAATCCAAGAGGCGGCAGTATTCAACACAAACGAGGTGCTCGAAGCGGCTCGTGAGGGTGCAGCTGACCGAGCACTCGCTAAGGCAGCTGAATTGCTGGACGACCTTGATGTTCGAGTGTCCTCCAAGGTTGGCGAACGTCAAACAGGAGGAACCAAACGCCGAGGTTCTTGGCAGATCACCGCCGAGACTTTGCAACTGATCACCCGCCACTGCCCAGGGTTTGAGAATCTTTCGACGCTATCGAATGATTTGCTCGATGTAGGTGTCAGGCTTCAGTCAGACACTGCCAAAGTTAAAAACCAAGCGTTCAAAGATTATGCAGACTTAAAAACTAAGATCCGCCAGGAGCTTCAGTCGATTGTTGAGTCACGTAACTCCAGTGATGGTCTTGAGTCGCTGAAGAGATCCCTGACACTCTCTGGCACTTACAGAGATCTATTAGCGAAGATCAACTCGGCTGATAACCAGGAACAACTCGATCAGCTTTACCACGAGCTTCAGATCGAGAAAGATGTTTACCATCAGCGAGCGAAGCATTTGCAGGTTCTATTTGACCAGCGCACCGAGCTGGTTAAAGCTCAATCCGCGAACTTAGATGATCTAATTGATGAGGTCAAAACCATTGAAGCTGAATCGACAGATGACCTTGACTTCTAATCTTTCATCAAAAGACTACACGCTCTTGCTTGTCACTAAGAGCCTTTCTAAACCGTACCGAAACCTAAACAGAAACCTTTTCAAAGACCTGTTAAAAGCACTCACAACCATCTTCGACTAATGAACGACTCACTCTTCTCAAACCTCCAAAGCTTTCGCGCATCACTTAACACCAGCTTTCTTGAGCGAGCTGATGTTATCGATGGTCTACTCGCATCTTTAATTACGAAGCAAAACAGCTTTCTGTTCGGTCTCCCCGGCACGGGTAAGTCTGAGCTTGTGCGAGCAGTATCAAATGGGTTTAAAGGCTCTCAGTTTTTTGGCTACCTTCTCTCGCCCACAACAGATCCGTCTGAGCTATTCGGGCCGGTAGCAGTCTCGAAGCTACTTAATGATGAGTATGTTCGTGACGTCAAAGGATACCTACCTACGGCAAACATTGCATTCCTAGACGAGCTCTTTCGTGGTAGCTCTGCAGTTCTTAATTCTCTGCTGACGATCCTGAATGAGCGTACATTCAACAACGGTCGCGATGTTTTAGAAACTCCTATTCAGTCGATCGTCGCTGCAACCAACTCTTTTCCTCAGGAAGAATCACTCCAAGCTTTCTGCGATCGATTTCTATTTCGTCCAACAGTCGATCTTCTGAAGAAGCCAACGTCAAAACGTAGTCTCGATGCCTGGGCTCTCGGTATCAAACAACGTCCGGTAGTGGAATCGAAGCTCACGTTCGACGACCTTACAACCCTTCAGCAAGAGGTAGCGAACGTAAGCGCCAGCGAGGAATTCCTGGATTCCTTCACCCAAGTTATCGATCTACTTGCTACACGAGGCATCGTCATCAGCGATCGCCGAAGAGTACAGATCCTTAAGTTCTTGCGTGGTTGGGCTCTGGTTCAAGGTGACGAAGAACTGTTCCCCGAACACCTACATCGCTCACTGATACACATTGTATATCAAACACAAGACGACGTTCAGGTGATCAAAGAAGTCTTGGAGCAAGCTGTTCCTACAGCCGAAAAGCTTATGGAAAGCATTAAACGGGCTCACAATGGAATCCTTACTGAATACCACGCGCTTCACGCAGGAGACTCGAAGAGTGTTGATGATCTAAACCGCTTGGTCGGTAAGCTTCGCAAAATGCACCGTGATCTAGATACTCTCTCTAACAAACTAGATAACATCCTGGAGTCTGGTCAGTATCGAATCAGCGCCAGTGCTCGCCAGGCTGCGACCAAACTTGCTCAGACAATCGAGTCTTCTTCTCAATCAGTAGCGGCTTCGATCTCTAACGTCTCATCATGAAAACCAACACCGAGTTCCTTCGTCTTGTGAACAACGAGCCCCTCGTGCTCGCTGTATCCGCACTGTCCGATTTTCTATGGGATGACTTCATCCGGGATGCCCGCCCCATCGTTAAGTACCTTGAGGACAAGTACAACATCAAACAGCTCTCCCGTTTTGGAAAGGAGCTATTTGACTTTCTGTATAACGGCGGACAAGTAACTACGGTCATCAACTTCGACGAAATCGAATCTTACTTTCGTGCGAAACAGAACGGACAAAACCCAGACTTTCCGAAAGGATACAAACCTGAGTACGCATTCTGGTACAGCCTTTTTGTACAAGTGTGCGAATCGCCCTCATGGCCACGGCTAGTCAGTCTCTCGATTGGAGATCAGTTCACCTCAGGTAACAACGCTGTGAACGTGTTGAACGAGCTCAGCGAAATCCTGATGGTTGAGCTAGAGAACAACTCACTTAGTGAGGAGCTCCTGAGCCAAGGTGCTCAACAGCTTCAAGACATTCGTGAACAGTTCATGGAAGCTAAGAAGCGAGGCGACAATGCGAAAGCTGCTGAGTTGCGCCAGCAGGGGAAGGAGCTCGGTCGTCAGATGGAGCAGAGCTTGCTTCAGGTAAGCGAGCAGATGCAGCCTCAGGTGGACAAGGCAGTCGATCGTGCGCACCAAGCAGCTAAGGACAACCAGGAAGCAATAGCTGCCCTCGCTGGAACTGAGGCTGGTAAAGGGATCGGCCTCAACGATCTTGAACAAAAGCGAAACCTCGCTCGAAAGCTCAGCAGCAATCCTGGCCTTAAGGAACTTGTGCGCCGCTTGGGTGCCTTGCGACAGGCATGGGCTGATCGCAAGCGAACTCGCAGATCACAGACCAGCTATAGCGATATTGTCGGCGCCAAGTTCTCTGACACAATCACAAAAGCTTTCCCTGCTGAGATCGCGTTAGCTGCCACGGAGCAAGGTCGTGCTCTATTTGCCCTGAGGTACAGTCAGAAAACACTGTTGTGTAAAGACTACGAAGCGAAAGTAAAAGAGCTCGATAAAGGCCCTGTTGTTCTTTACATCGACATCAGTGGTTCGATGGCAGGAGAGTGTGAGCTCTGGTCAAAAGCTATTGCTTACGTCGTTGCTGAGGAATGCCTCAAGCAGAAGCGTGCAACACACATTCATCTCTTCGATACTGTTGTGCAGAAGAGTATTCACCTGGATAAGGATCGAGCGGATAACGAGCGTCTCCTTAACTTTGTCCTTTCATGGACAACCAGAGGCGGTACGTCCTTCTGTTCAGTTATTAACCACGCGCTGTCGGAGGTCAACTTTGTCGATAAAGCCGATATTTTGATGATCACAGACGGAAACGCTGAGGTCTCAGATCCGTTCGTGCGCCGTCTCAACGCATTCAAGCAAGAGCACGGTGTGCAGTGGAACAGCTTCTGTATCGGCAAGCAAGCTCGTGTGCTTAAAGAGTTCAGTGATTATGTGCACACTGTAGATGTTCTGGACGATCCTAAGAGCGCAGAGTTGTTTCAAGATGCTCTCCGGTAAGGGCCTTCTATTAGAAACCGCACTTAGATTGAGGGGCAATTGCCGCCCCTCTCGTGGATCGACACACGGATGCAAAGGTCGTTCGACGTATAGAGGCTGAGTACTCACCAGCCACCGAGAAATTCGAGCTCGAGGATTGGCTGGCGCAGCAGTTGTTTGACACGTATCACAATCTGTACGAAGGAGAACCAGAACTATTTAGGTTCCGAGAAGCTGTCCTCCTTTACGCGCCGCAGACTGAGCTTATCAATGCGACAAGGCTCGTGGAGGATGACGTCACTGAACACTGCATACTTCTTAGTGGTTTTCTTTACAAGAACTACGGAGTCAAGAGGTTAAATCACAAAGCCGACGTTGAGATGCAACTGATGCTCACAGAGCATGATTTTGAACTAATGGCTATTCAGATCACAGATGAATTAATCGCATGGTACGAGACTGTGAGCTGTATGCAGGAAGTAATGAGTATGAAGCTAAAATGACTGAATCCTTAAAAAAAGCTGAAATCCCCTTGCGGTAAAGAAACGGAAAGATAGCATTTCCGTGTTCCGCTTTCCATTACATGAACTTCAAGTTCAAAATCGGCGACACAACTCTGGACAACAGCGAAGCAAAAGCACTCCTCAGTGCCGCAGGTCGCGACGCAGCAATCGTGGTTGACATTGCTGAGCACGTCGATCCTTCTATGATCGACGCCAAGAAACTGTTCTCTATTAGCGTCGAAACCAAGAACCCCACGCTGGCCTCTTTGGCTGCGCGTTTTGCTATAGAAGGAGTGGAGACTCCTAAGAAGCGCACCTACACCCGCACCGACGCGAAACGAATTTCTCGGATCGAACCGAAGAAGGTTATTAAGCAGCCTGCAGAGGCAATCGAAGAGCTCTGCAAGCTCAACAGCCTCAAATCAATCGGTGCGGCGATGATCCTAGAAGGTGTTGGTGAAGGTCACAGTCGGACGCTCCGACAGGTTGCTACCAACTGTGTCAACGCCATGGCTTACAGGGGCTCGGTGAGCCCCGACTCTCAGTGCTTTATGGGGTTCTGCAAAGATGGTGACGGGCACTACCGGACCTTGAATCAGGGGCCAAACGTTCCTCGTAGTGCTTCCTACCACGCGTCGCCGATGTACACGGCAGTCCGCGATGGAGCTCAGCTGCTCAAAGAGTGGGGTTTGATCGAGCTCAAGGAGCTGATCGAATTCGGCAGCAAAGATAAAGAGCTAGACGGGAACAGCCAGCAGCTGCGCCGCGTGGTCTACGCTGTGTCGGCTACGGCTATGGGTAAGCAAGTGGCTAACGAGTGGGGCGACATTGCTGATTTCATCAGTCACCGCTGGAGTAGCCGCATTCGGGAGAAAAAGTCCTACGCTGCCTGAACGGCAAACCGCTGAATCCACGGGGCGTCGAAAGATGCCCCTTTTTTTACTCTCATGAAAATCTTTTACGCAGACGACGACACCAAGTTCCAACAATCACTCGAAGAATTGAATCAAATCCCAAAGCTGTGTCTCGACGCTGAAACGACTGGCTTGGACTCACACGTTGCAAAGTTACGCCTGCTTCAGCTCTGCACAACTGATGAAAAGGTAGAAGACAGAACCGTTTACGTTTTAGATCTGTTCAAAGTAAAGAACACAGCGGGACTAAAAGAACTAATCGAGAGCCGAGAAATGCTCTTAGGTCACAACCTCAACTTTGACCTTCAGTTTCTTTTATCTCTTGGTATCGATTACAAAGGTAAAGTTTTCGACACCTACGTAGCTGAGCGCTGCCTCCGCGCCGGGTTTAAGGAAAAGAAAATATCACCAAAACTTCAGAAACCATATTTCGACGACGTGAGCTGCTCGTTGAAAGCTGTAGTGAGTCGGCGACTCGAACTCGACATCAGCAAAGAACAGCAGGTTTCTGACTGGAGTAAGCAAGATCTCGACATCGAACAAATCGAATACGCGGCAAAGGATGTTGACCTTCTGCCCAGCATCGCCGCAGATCAACTCAAAGAGTTAGTGGAGGAAGCGCTGCTTGACATCTACTCTCTTGAATCCAAATGCGTACGCCCCGTGGCCAAAATGTGTCACAGGGGATTCAACGTTGATGTTAGCAAGTTAGTAGCATTAAAGAGCGCTATAGGGTTGAAGTTAGAAGAAGTTACACTAGAATTCTGCACTAAGCTCGACGAGGCCCTTCCCCCTGACCTCAAGCTCCCGCGAAACTCAGATGGATCCCTGGCAATCGGCAAAAATCTTAGAAAGGAATTCAATCCTGGATCTGGTACGCAGTGCAAAAAACTCTTCGACGCACTTGGAGTTGCTCTACCAACAAACCCTGCTACAGGAAAGAGCACACTCAATCAGATTCAACTTGCAGAATTCGACAGCGACGACCCCCTGTTAACCCTCTACCGAAAGCGAACGAAGATTGAAACACAGTTAGAGCACGCAGAAAAACTTATCGCCAACGTCAACCCAATAACCCAGCGGATACACTCGGGTTACAACCAATATGGAGCCAACTCAGGGCGATTTACGTCAAGCGGAGCTAAGAAAACGAGCGCTAAAAAAGTTAAAAATCAGTTCGCAATTAACGCTCAACAGATACCTAGGGACAAGGAGTTTCGTGAGTGTTTCGTAGCCACGCCTGGGCATCAGTTGATTATTTGCGACTTTAGTCAGATCGAGTTGCGACTAGGAGCTGAGCTAATTGGTATTCCTCAGATGATCCAAGCTTTCAAGGACGGACACGATCTCCACACAGTGACGGCGAGTTTGATCTACAAAGTGCCTTTGGAAGAAGTTCAGAAGAGCCAGCGCCAGGAAGGGAAGACACTGAACTTTGCACTCTTGTACGGCATGGGCTTCCGCAAATACAAAACCTATGCAGCTCAGAGCGGAAAAATAATCTCGCTGTCGGAAGCTAAGGTTGCTCACACGGCTTTCCACAACGCCTATCCACGCCTGAGACAATGGCACCGCGAACGTTCAGCTCTTGTTGAAGACGGTTGGACTTACGTTCGCACGCCGTTAGGCAGGCGTCGGCTTCTCTCGTATGACGACGCCACCATGACTGCTTGTGCCAACACGCTGATACAAGGCGCCGGAGCTGATATCCTTAAGCTGTCGTTAGCCAAGCTCAACCCTTTCCTAGGGGACGAAGCTCACTTAGTTGCCTGTGTGCACGATGAAATTGTACTCGAAGCAGTCGATGATAAAGTGGAGTACTATAAAGAAGTACTTGAGCACTGTATGAAAGAAGCAGCAGAGACCATTTTAAAAGAAGTACCTGCTAAAGCAGACGCTAGCCACGGAGAAACCTGGGCAGAAAAATGAGCAGCACAACCAAACGCATCCGACCCCTAACACCCAGCAAGTTCAAGATTGGGGATCGTGTAACTGAGAACATCAAGAACATAGCTTGTTTCAGTGAGTCCCTAGATCAGAAGATTAAAGATAAATTGACTGGCTATGTAAACGAAACGCGTGTAGGCACAGTCAAAGAAGTTTTCGTAAAAACAAACAAAAGAGGGGATCGGCGACACTACGCTTCTGTCCTGTGGGATGGCTTCAAATCGACTACAGAACACGAGCAAGGTCGGTTGGCTATCCACGCGGCAGCGCAAATTAAAAAGGAAGACGCAGCTGCGACTGCATCAAATAAAAAGAAAAAATCAGTAACGGCAGTTGAGATCTTAAACCTCGACGCCGTGAAGGAGAAGGAAGTCTTTACAGCTAAAACGGAACAAGGTTATGTGGGCTGCGTAAGGTTAACGGCCGGAGTGTGCTTCACAGTTGAAATCTTCTCGAATGCGTTAGAGGCAGCCAACAAAGCTCGTAGCCTGAAGAGGCAGCTGGAACAACCGACAACTCCAGAATGTAAAGAAACCAAAAAAAACACAGAAGAAATTAAAAAATGTGTAGTCAAAAAAACGAATAGAAAGGTAGCCTTGAGGTCGAGATTGTACACCCTCGACGAGACCAAGGCAATGCCGCTCCTGCGTTTCCAAGAGGTGTGGGTAATTATAAAAGACTCTATGTACGTTAGTGACTGTCTAGATAAAGAGAGGCGTAACTTAGTAAGTTATACTTCCAATAAGGATAAAGCTCTTTACTTCACTTGTCACGAAAAAGCGAAGATGACGATGCGTGTCCTTAAGGGCACTATCGGTCCAGGGTTTGACCTCAAACGATTTTTTATCGAGAATAAGTAAAGGGTTACTAATAGTATGGCCACAAGATTTGCTGGTGATTTCTTCGGGGTCTCTTTAGTAGACCCGGAACGAGAGGACTCGAGGCTCCTCGACTATTACCCAGAATTGCGTCGACTTGTAAAGACGAGCTCGAGTTCAGGGGGTTCCAGCGAGGACGAAGGTGCTCGATTATATGGAGGGGCTAAAGCAGTGCCGGCTTTCAGCGGCTTCAAAACATTTGAGAAAGCTGGGAAAGAGCAGGCCACAGCTCCTCTCTTTTACGGCTTTAAAACGTTCGAACAACCCAAGAAGCTCGATTAGCTAGACGAAGTAAACTATACTGATTAAATAAGGGGGCGTTTGTTGCGTCGCCACAGGGTACATCTGCATCTACTGCGATGACGGCCACGCCGAAAGCTAATCAAAAACCTCAGTTAGAGGCCTTCCGTAAGGCTGGATCTCTTTTCGGTCTTGATTTATCAGGACTGTTCGATGACTCCGAAGACGGAGAACAGTCTGGTTTTGAAGGCCTGCAGCCTGGTTTTAAGGTTACAGCGAACCTTAAAGGTCGCAGCCCAAGCACCTTAACTTATAAAACACCTACAACCCCCTCCAGGACTGCTGAGTTCACGCTAACTCCAGTAACCGAATCAGCTTTCGCTCTACCTAGCCTGCCTTCTCCTATCGCAGCCAAGCCTGCAGAGGAAGCTGCGCCTGCTCCTGCGCCCGCACCTGCTCCTGCTCCGGCACCTGCGGCACAGCAAGCACCGCCCCAGGAAAAGATCTATCAGGGTTATGCAGGCGGTATCTCCGCACTTCGTGATCAGCCTGAGTACGGCGGTATTGGCTTTGGTATGGGCGACCTGGATCGCGCCCTGCAGGAAGGTTACTCAGAGTCAAGCATCAAGACGTACCTGGAGAACTTCCCAGGCATGATTGGTCCTGACGCTGCCTCACGTCTAGGTATCGCACCCAAGTCTACCGCCAGTATTTATGGGTCCTCTGCGGCGGCGCCTGCTCCTGCTCCCGCACCTGCTCCTGCTCCGGAACAGCGCTACACTCCCACCTCGGCTCCTGTTTCTCAATACCAAGCTCCCACAGCGCAAAACTGGCAGCAGAAAGCCCTCGCCGAAGGCGGCTTCGGTCAAGGTTCTCTCGCGGCTGCTCGTTCCGTTACAGGCGACAACGAGATTCGTGACTTCTTACGTCGTAATCGACAGATTCAGGTCGGTCCCACGGCGGCGAACTTACTCGGATGGGGTGGGGGTAACCTCTACGGCTAAACAGAGGTATAAGATAAAGGCAGAATTCCTACAGAAGGAATGCTGTTTTTCTTCAAAGCGATTACGCTCAAACGGGGGATGCGGCAAAAGCTGCTCCCCCTTTTATTTTGCACTGAGAGCGAGTTAGATCTTATTCTCCGGTCGGTGGAATTCCAACCGAATGACGTCTACTGATTACTGTTTAGTGCTACAGCGCACAGGAAAGAGGCTGGAATTAGCAGTAACAGGCAACGACTCAAACCACGCGCAGGCACAAGCAGCGGACATAGCGAGAGCCTTACAAGCAGAAACGTTCTCGTTGTCCTACAAAAATATTGAAGACAGCCCTTTATCTTGCCTGTTCCGCAGACTTGCCATAAGCGACTTCGAACACGGTGCTTGTGACATCTGGGAAGGTTCGTTTTGTAACGGGTCCCCCGTGGTCTACGCACTGGGTAGCAAGTACTACGTGCGCCCCCTGATACTAGATTATCTAGAGATCAACAAAGACGGCTGTGTAAAACCGTCATGCGGTAACAAGGAGTGCATAAACCCCTATCACAACTCTTACAAGAAGATGAAAGCTTCAAAACTGGGTGACGCGGACACGAATTTGGTACTAGCATTCTCCAGCCAAGGCGTTCCCGTTCGCGAGATCGCCCGAGCACTTAAGGTACACCGCTCAACGATTTACAGAACGTTAAACCGTGAACATCTTCATCTTGGGTCTGCGCATCACTGATGCGGCCGATACAGACGAAAACAAAGTCGTGCATGTACTGGCGGAATCACTTCCGTCAAGCGACAAGCGCGTAGCAACGAAGGTCCAGCTTTCAATGAAAGAGGACCACTACAACGGCAAGATTTTAAAAACCCTCAAAGAAAAGCAAACGATCTTCGCTGTCGGTCCGACGAAGACAACGCCAGATGGCGTGCTTCAAATGCAGCCGATGCTTGTGGTTACAAGTGATAACTGGGATGACCTCCTGGCTATCAATCTCTTCGTGTCCACAGGTGGTCTGGGTCCTGTTACTGAGGAGACTCAGCTAGGCGACAACACGGTTACTAACCGTTCGCTCGCTTGGCAAGATGAAAAGGGCGAGACCTCTTGGTTCAAGCTGACCGCTTGGGACGCGCTTTCGACGCAACTTGCAGAACTTGCCCCAGGCACACCAACGATTGCTGTTGGTCGAGTCAGCACTAGCGAAAAGGAAGATCGTAAGTACCTTAACTATGGCGTAGAGAAAATTCTCTATCTACCCCGCAGCAAGAAAGCTGCTCCCGCTAAGGCCGCCGATCCTGATAAGGGCAAGGTGTCCACGGCTGCTCTCGGTTCTCTGGACTTCTCTCTCTGATTAACGACCATGGTATTTATCGCTGGCAAATTTTCGGCTGATGAAATTCTCTGCCAAGTCCCACCGCACACGCTCCGGATCGATCTTCAAAGCCGCTATTGGAAATCCGATACTGACAGCGAAGCGGCGATCGTCGACAGTAACGGGAATGGGATACCGATTTCGTTTGTCCTTCTCGGCTTCACGCCGTACTTCGGCAACCTCGGTATGCGATCGCATGAAGAGTTTATTCGTATTGCTTACATTGGTGTTACACCTAACCATCGTCTGCTGCCACCTCGCTGTGTATGCACTAGCATCATCAGTGGCAAATCGTCTCAGAGGAACTTCATCTCGTACTTCCAGACGCTCTATAACAACCGTATTAACGTAGGTGAGGTTGTCACTGAAACCAAGTTCGTTCAAAAATCTTTCAACGAACGTGATCCAATGACTGGGGCGGACGGCGCAAAGATCAACTACAACGTTTTAGAGTTCAGGGATCGTCCTGCTCAAACGGATGAAGAGCAAAAGCTCATCGAAGACATCAGTAATTGGCTCGACGCTGGTTCAGGAGATCTGGTGGCATCTGCTCTACGCAGTACTATCTCCGGCGCTCATCTGGTTGAGCTTCCTCTTGGAGAAGACCACACGGCCATTAAGGAGGCTTTCATCGAAGCTAATCCGAAACGGCTAGAAGGATCCGCCCCGGCTGGCCTCGCTGCTCTGCCTGCAGGCGCGGGTGCACCAGGCTCTAAAGCTGAAGCTCCACCCGAACCCAAAAAGGCTACGGGTAAAAAAGAGCTGACGGAAGATCAAAAAGCTGCGCTTAAAGCTGCAGGACTTGATTTTTAAGCTACACTAAGCATGGTCTCCTTTTAAGGGCGCTAACAAAGGCGCCCTTTTTTGTGCCTACAGTTCGAGGAGGTCTCCAAAAGACGGGAGGTGCACCCCGTAAGCCACGCAGTATTTGATTATGTTTTCCAGAAGTTTTGCGCGAATCAAGTAGTTGGCGTAGACAACCTCAAGTACTTCACGAGCTTCTTTACGGCTAAGCTTATCCATGCCATCCAAGAAGGCACGGTGTGTGAACTGCTGCTCAAGCGTTAAGTGAGATCGCAGCTTGTCTACTAGCTCCTCCGCCATGACAAATTTCTATCGTGTCCCTCGTTACATCTTTGATCCTATCCGGAATGCCGGCTTGGTTGAAGGTGCGGTTCTTTTACCGTTTGACCCCCAAGGAGCTTTAGAAAAACAGGTCCGTAAGGCGCAGGTGACGGAAGTCATCAGCAACTCTTGCGAGGAAAACCTCGTAGATCTTGATTGGTGGTCGCAGCAAAAAGGGACAATCGACTGGGTTGTGGCAATCACCCAGGGAATGAAGGACTACACGAAGTGGATAACTGAATGTGGACTACAAGCGGCTAGAAAAGGTGTGTGCGTTTTAGATAGACTCACATTCCTCGAGCCGACGCGAGCACGCGAAGATTTCTTAAAAGACGCATCTCTCACAAACATTAAGATCTTGAGCCCAAGGCCATCATTCCGTGCGGATGGTACTAATTCAAAAGATCCTGTGACTTCTGCGTGGTTTATATTTCAGAAACCCGGAGCTGCTCAAGTCAGTACAACGATCGATTTCGAAGTAAATTGGCACCGCCCACAAGACCTCAAGCTATGAGCAAGCGGCTCTTTCGACGACTAGATCAACTAATCGAGCTCCAGAAAGAAAATAACCGACAGCTCGATAAGATCACTGCATTGCTTGTAGGTCAACAGCTTCTCACAGAATGCGTAGACTATAAAGGTAACGCACGTACTCCTGAAGACTGCGCAGAGATAACCATAGAAGGTTTCTCAGCTGCTCTTTGTTTAATGGGAGAACTCGACCAAAGAAATCGTGACTATCAATATCAGAAGAGTGAATTCTTTTTAGACAGTGATGATGAAGACGAAGATGAAGAAGGTGATGGTCCCGTTACGTCGAGTTCGTTCTAATATATTTAGGAATTGACACGATAATTGTGTCCGATACAAGAGTAACGATCAACGGATTAAGGCATTATCTCTGTGATGGTGTTCCTAGACCACTACCGTCCGTAACATCTGTTCTTAGCGCCACTCAAACTGAGACGACGCGAAAGAAGCTAGCCCACTGGAATCTTATGAATCCAGGGGCTGCTGATGCTGCGGCAACTAGAGGTACGTGGATTCACAACAGCGTAGAAGATTATCTACGTGGACTTAAGGTAATACCATCAGAACAATACAAGCCTTACTGGGAAGGAGTTCCGGAACTGCTAGATGACCTTTTAGAAGGAGGTCGCGTGCTCTGGAGCGAAAAACCATTTAACCAACCACGCTGGTCCAAATACGTCGGCGACGACGGAGTCGGGCGCATACACTATTACGATGAGTCTACAGGTCACGGTTACGCTGGTTGTTGTGACTTGATCTACATGAACTCGAACGCTGAGATCGTGCTGGCTGATTTCAAGACCAGCAACGGTCCTTACTCAGCTAGGTTCCCAAATAAGAGCCAGAACATCGATGAAAAAACTAAAAAAGCTCTTATCTCAGGCGTCTTTAAAACCAAAAAGACAAAGCTTCAGCTAGCAGCTTACAAATTAGCGGCAGAAGCGTGCCTCGGGATTAAGATAGTTAAGACGCAAATTATCGTTACTACCGCCATCAAAGAGTTCAATACTCAGATATTTACGTTTGGCTCTGAAGAAGTTGAAAAGGATTGTGAGAGTTGGCTTCAAGTTCTAAAAAACTACTACGAACTTCACCCACCGGCGTAGAATCAAACCCACTCGGAGGCGCCCCACGACAGGGTTCTTCAACCTGTCTTAAGGTTCGCCTGCCCCAAAATAGGCCATACTAGAGGCGCTCAGCGACATCCCATGAAGTTCATTTGCTCTGTAAACCTCGGGGTCGTTCCTCACCTAGACCCTGAGCTGGGCAAGATCGCGAGCGGCGGGAACTTCACAGCCTTCAACTCAGGCTGGGACTCATCTGAGTTAGATACGTCTGAACTCGCTGAAATTTTAGGCAAGCAAGCTGGCTTGTGTGCGTGGCACCTGCAGGACGGCAAGCGGCAAAAGAATCAAACTGGAGTTATCAAAGCTGGTTTGATTATTGTCGATATCGACAATCAAGCAGATCACAAAGATGAGAATGGAAATAAAGTTCAGAAACAAGAACTCACAGTAGAACAGGCACTACAACTTGACATTTGTAAGAAGTATTTAACTCTGGGCTACTACAGCCCATCGACCTCCGAAGGGTGGCCACGCTTCCGCTTGGTTTTTGGCCTCGAACATACGGTCATCAACCCTGCTTTTTATCAGTGGTTCTGCAAACAAATTTACTCTCAGATACCTGGCTCTGACGTCAGGGCGACGACAATACCGAACCTTTTCTACGGACCCAAAAACCCAGAGGCAATTTTCGCCAAACCGGGACGCTTCATCCCGACCGAGAAAATTGACGAAGCGATTAGGGCATTTGCCGCACTGCCTCCCGACGAAACCGACTTAGGTGGAGATCCGATTGAGTCCCTAAACCAGGTAACCCTCCGTGAAAACGGAATGGATCTGGTCCGCCTAGTCTCCAACACGGTTCGTTCAGTTCTTGAAGGCGAGGAAGTAGGTGACCGCAGCTCGACAATGGCTGCAGTATTTAAAGAACTGCTTGGCTGGGCTAACTGGTGCACGGCGAACGAGATAGCTCTATGCGTATCACCGTTGACAGTGGCACAAGATGCGTTCTATAATATCTATGGTTACCCGCACGACATCGATGGTAAGTTTGAGCGCATCCTGAACTCCATCAGGAATCCCGAGGAGCTCCAGCCCGCAGTATCACTGGCTTCCGAGCTCGGTGAGCTAGGCACCTGGAAAAAGATCCGACGAATCAGTCGATCTGTCTTCGATACCCACGCCTCGAACGAGGTTAAGGCAGCTCTCGAACAAGCCAAGCGTGAGGCAGCAGTCAACGCTGTCCTCGATATGTCTGAATTTGACCTCAGCTCCCCGGAGCCTGAGACAACAACATCAAAACCCAAATCAAAAGTCAAAACTAAAGAGCAGGAAATGAACGTTCCTTCTACTCCGAGTCAGCTTGTCAGCCTCCAAGGCGGCACCAAAAACCGCGAGTTTTCAGAGAATGACGTAGCCGACATCATCGTCACCAACCAAGGCGATCAGTTTATATACGACAGCTACTTAGATCAGTTCTACCACTACGACGACGATCAGGACATTTGGTACCACCAGGACGAGCAGCACATCAAACGCCGCATCGTTAAGGCGCTCGACTCCTTTGTGATTGCTGGGGTCCTCGCCAAGTACAACGCGGCGATGATCAACAGCGTATTCTCAATCCTGAAGGCCAAACTTCTGAAATCTGCAGACGGAGGTCGCCGAAGCATCTGGACTAAGTCCCGTGGCTACATCCCGTTTAAAAACGGTGTGCTCGACACAACGACGCTCGAGTTTGAGGAAGGCCAGCACAAAGAACTGTATCTTCGTCACAAGCTGCCTTATGAATACAACGCCAAGGCACAGTGCCCAGAGTTCATGCGCTGGATCACCTCAGCGCTAGATAAAGGGCAAGAGGTTTTGATCCAAGCTTTCGCTCGAGCACTACTGACCGGATACACCGCAGGCGAACGCTTCCTTCATCTGGTGGGTCCTGGTGGCACGGGTAAGTCGACCATGCAGCAGCTAATGGTGGCTCTCGCTGGTTTCCACGGCACTCACACGTCCAGCCTGGAGGTAATCGAAACAAACAAGTTCGAGAGCTACAACCTCATCGGCAAGAAACTTCTGCTGCTGACGGATGAATCGAACTACAACCGCCGCATGGACGTGCTCAAGAAGCTGACCTCGGCTTCTGACACGCTGCGTGCTGAGCGTAAGTACGGCAAAGAAATCATCAGCTTCAAGCCTGAGTGTTTGGTTTGTATCGCCAGTAACGAGCACATCACATCAAACGACTCCAGCAGCGGCCTCGAGCGTCGTCGACTCACCATTGTGATGGATAAGGTCGTTGACCCGAGCCTGCGCAAAGAACTGATCAGCGTGTTCGACGACCACATCGAAGGCGCTTTTGTGCCTGAGATGAGTGGCATCGTGACTTGGGCACTGTCGATGGACTACGCCACGATGAAAGATGTCTTAGCTAACCCGACTAAGCACGTCCCTTCTCTCAACCGCACCAACATCGAAGCGCTGCTGTTCAACAATCAGTTCGTGGCGTGGCTGCACGACTGCTGCCTGTACGCTCCAAACACAGTGACTCCTGTCGGCCAGGGTGCACGTAAGCCCAATACGGATGAAGCCGAAAAAGGTATGTACGTGGCTAACGCGTATGGTGCCTTGTATCCCAGCTATGCCAACTTCTGCAAGTCATGTGGATACAAACCAGCAGCCAAGCACCGTTTCGTAGAGCGTACTAAGGAAGCAATGGTGAACATCTTGAAGCTGCCAAATGTGAAGATAGTATTGAACGATGGCGTTGCTGGCATTAAAGGGCTGCGAATCAAGGCGTATGACCTACAATCCGACCGTGCAGCAAAAGGTCCAGAGCGACTCCCCAGCCCTGTGGAGTTTGCTCAAGACACAAGCAGCAACCGCTGGGATACAGCTTTCCAAAAACATGATCCGGCTAAATCCTAATTTGACACTGGCTGTAGCCGCTTCGGCTGCTGTCGGCATCACCACAGCGATTACAGCACCTCAGTTTGTAGGCGCTTCACTTGCATTTGCCGGGGGCCTGATAGGGGGTGCCGGAATTGGGAGGGAGCGGGCGCTTCGCCAAAAACGAAACGAGGAAGCTGCGACGAGGGTAACTGCGTGCTTTACAGCCTTGTACGAAGCCAATCGTGGTGTTGTAGACCCTATGCAACTTGGGATCCTTGCGAACATCCCCGGAGATCAGGCTCACTCGTTCTTGACTGGACTAGCTGAAACCACGAACGGGCAGAAAATCACCGTAAAACAAGGTGCCGGCGTTATCTTCGCTTTCCCTCACTCACAATCAGCCCTCGACGAGCTGACGGTAAACGCTCGCAAGTGGGCTGAGGCTCAAACACAGCAGTTGAGTGCCGAGTTAAATCAGCACAGGCAAGCTCTGCAGTACATCCAGCTTCAGCAAGCTGCCGCAGCGGTCCCTAAGACACCTGCCCCTAGTATCGAACCTAGTCCCTGGGAGAACGTAGCACCTCCGGCTTAGTTATCACTATGACTCACTACGAGATCGGCGCCATCAAAATCGGCTAGCTAACACTGAACTACCCATGAAAGAATCAAAGCGCACAAGTCGGTGGGTCGATTTGGAGGAGTATGACCACACCGCTAAAGGAGACGATTTCCTAGAGGTGACTGAGTGGTCGAATGGTGAGGGGTTTGATCTCCACATCAGCCGTGGTGAACAGGCGATCTCACTAACCTGGGGCGAATTCACTGCTATGCAGAAAGCGCTGGGCGACTGGTTCGATCAACCCAGCTCCACGTGCCCTCACATCGTCAGCTCTGATGAAGGCACCAGCTACTGCCGATTAGCAGAAAAAACAGCTGTATTACTAGAGAAGTTACGTGCCTGACCCGAACTTGAAGCCCAGTAGTCACCTTCGCTAAGATATTTACCGATAGAGCCTGAGCCCCTGCTGCGTCCTTATGAGACGCATCACGCTCAGGTCATCAAACTCTTAATCCTCTTTTTACTGAGGCAAGTAGCGAATAAAGTCCCAACCTTTTAACGAGGGATCTTCCGATTGCTTAATCGCTTTAACAACAGTCGGCAGCTCACGAGCTAAGCGGTACCCAATCGAACGAGCGATTTCACGATGCTCCTTCTGGGTGTCGTCTTTGCCGCGCAGGCCAACGTAATGAATAAAGCTGCGGATTGTGCCGCTCATGTGCATACGCGTAGGTGTGTACAAGGGCAAAATATTTCGAGCACACTCACGCGCCACGCCGGCGTCGAGCATCTCGTTGTACAACCCTTGAATCTGACTATCGACAATCTCGAGCCGCTCCCAGAACGACTCACACATATAGAGCGGTAGACGCTCCACACTGCTCTGGCGATTCTTTTGAGCTTGGAACCTCAGTTCGAACTGAAACGGTTTTTCTTCAAGCTCTAAGGTCTCACTAGGTGCGCAATACCTTTGAGAGAGTTCCTGGAATACGAAGCTTCTATGTCGAAGGATCTGCGGCGAGATTGCCCTGGTCGTTGAGATTTCAAAGCTCGCAGACGCTTGCTCGTAAACTGACCAGTGAGCGTGTTTGATGCAGTACGTTAAAAGTTTCTCGTATTCTTCGCGGTCAGGATCTTTAGTAGAAACCCTGGCGTGTCTTGCGATTACTTTTTCCGCATCCTGTGTGATCCAATCCAGGTCAGCGGAATGTAGCTGCATTAGCTGCGTGGGAACGTCTGCTGGAAACGAAGCCTAGCAGTGATCTCACTCGGATTAGATACCATCCGAGCCAAATCTTTAGGCCCCCAGCCGAGTTTCATGCCTGCCATGCGGATAGTATCGGCACCCTGCGTAATCATTTTGCAGCTTTCGTAGGGAGTTGAAGGGGAAGAGTCCCTGGCGTGTTGTAACTGTTAGGCATCATCGCCGCGCTAGGATCAGGCGCGTTCAGAAAATTCTGCTGAGGCATCGATGTAAGAATCTTGAGCTGATTACGAAGCTCAGGATTAAGAGTATTTTGCGTTTTAACGAGATATTCGCCTTTACTTAAGTCAGCAGCTCGATCGGGAATAACAAGGTTGTCTCGATGGTTGTAACCAGCAGGCCCTGTCAACTGCTGACTCGGGACAATATTACTTGCTTGAACGTCAGTAGGTCCCACGGGTTCGCGGACATACTCACCGCGATCACGTTGATATTGGGAGTAAACGCGATTGACGTTATCGAGTTGAGTAGCTCGATTAAGCTCAATCATCTCGGGAGTGTTCTGGTACAGCGCGGGAACTGCTGTAGCCAGGCTTCCAAGCGGCTTTACACGCTCAGCCATCGGGCCAAGACCGCCGGGACGCTGTAAAAAGTTTTGGCCGTTCATGAGTTTAGTTTAACTCAATCTGGGTTACGAGTACGATTTCGAGAAGCATCAATAGCTCTCAAATTACCCGGCTCATTATTATGCGGATTCCCATCTTTATGATCGACATCTTTACCATCACCCTTACGGACCCTGCCTTCGCGCATCATAAAACGCCGCGCTTTATTACGAGCAGCGCGACGCTTCTTTACTTTCTCAGTACCATCGTAGTTCTCGTATTCTTTTTTATAGTCTCGCTTATACGTCATCAGCTCGCTAAGTTTTTACAATTCTAATCCAGCTCGGAACAGCTCAGCTACGTCCATCCCACGGCGGGTCACAAGGTGCCTGCAGAACTCAGCAATATCTGACTGAAATCGCTGAAACAGACCGGTATAGCAACCATTGCCCGGAGCATAGAACTCATACAAAGCATCCAAGAAATCTGCTTTGCTCTGCTCGTCATCTACGGACCAGTTCTCCAAGATCTTCAGATAGTCGAAATCAGGAGCCGGCATAAGGGAGCGGTTGGGGGTCTCACTCTAACTCACTTGGCTTGGATGATCCAGCCAGACTTGGCGCCTTCGACCAGGAAACGAGGGCCGAGATTTTTCTTGGAGTACAGCCGATACTTCCCGTCAGTAGAGACATAACCGCCACTCACGAGGTCCATTTCACCAAAGGGGTCATGTATCCAGAGCTTCGTTTTATCTTCCGTGACGCCCACGCAGCAGATCCAATGCCCTCCCCCAACTGGATTAGAAACGGGTCCTTTATGGAGAACCCCCATAGGGACAGGTATTCCTTTTTTAAGTTGAGATTCGATTAAAGCCCAATCAGCATTTTGAACAAAATTGGCGTCAACGCCGAAATGCTTGAGGGCTCCAAGCTGAGCAGAAGCCTCTGTAGTGTCACCATACTTATAAACTTCGTTTATATACTCGTCGTCACCATCGATCGCATCAGGATCTAAAGACGCCAAAAGCATGGCGCAACTGCTAGAGAAGCAGGTACGCATAGGGTCTTTTTTATTATCTCGTTGGCTGAAATAAGGAACAACGAGCTTTATCTCACCATCTAAGACAGGTGGCCCTTCTTGCGTTTGCGCATCATTGATTATCTTCCAGTGATCGGGGAAGATCCACCACTCTCTGTCAGGCTGCGCTTCTAAAAACACACGGTGGTGTGTCTCACCCGAAAACATTCGAATCTCAGACCATTGCCAAGCACTGCCTTTGGGTACGAACAGTTTCTCCTCTGCTGAAAGCGAGGCAGAGTCCGCAGGGCGTCGCTTGAGCCAGGTGTCGCGCTTGGCAAGAATCGACTTACTCAAGAGAGGGTGCTTACTCTTCTCCAAGAATAAAGCTTTCTCAGCCTCTCTTCGACGTACTAAACCAGGAACAGGTTCATCGCCACCTGCCTTAACCCAACGATCAAACTCACCAGCTACAACTTTGCGATCGGCACCGTGATTTAGGAGTTTCAATAAGGTGCTATTTACAAAAGCAGTAGGACCAACATTGAAAGTGAAAGAAACTAACGAGTCATACTCGTTTTGATTTATTTTGACGGATACAAAACTACTTACAGTTTGCTGAGCACTTTCGGTGTCTTTCCACAGCAGTCGTTCTGCTTCCTCTTCTGTAATCTGCTGGTTTGGGTATACGTCTGGACCTGTATGTCCGTAACCAATAGTTAGAACACCAGCCGGACAGATGTAACTTTTTAAACGTATACCCTCAAACTTTTTGATTAAATCTATACCCTTCTGAGAAACACGCATCGGTCAAATCCTGCCCTTAAATACTCTGGCAGAACCTGACCGATTACGGCGTGAAGTTTTAATTAAGCGACTAAAGCTGTAATGCGATACTCGCTCTCACTGCGTCCCTTACGGAGCACGTAAACTGTTGCGGTGTCACCAGATGTTACCCCATAACCTACGCCGATTCCGGTACGGCGAGAAGTCTTAGGAGCATTAACTTCACCAGCTAAGGTTCCGTCAGCTTTATACACAGCGATACCAGAAACGCCAAAAGCTTCGGCGTTTAAGAGAATTGTTGCAGTACCGGTCGACCCGTAAGTCAACTCATAAACATCAGCTAAACCGAAGTTCCCATCAGCCGCAAACGAACGATAGCTGTTAACGGTTACGTTCAGTCCATCATCAGTGCGTAACTGACCAAACCGAGTAATGCCGGCAGGAGCGGCACCAAGTTCGCGGTTGAAGGTAGCCTCGGCCATGGCTAGATTTAACTCACCTCAATATAAAGATTCTAAGACATGTACAACAAAACAAATGCCCTTATTTACGAGCTGATTATGTTCCTATGTAGATTTTATCCCTTGAAGCAAAAAGCTTGGATCAGACAGATTCTCGATTACTGCCGACCTGACTGGGCTGCGTTTCGAGCTGAAGTCGCGATGAAGGAGGTCGACAAGCAAGTCGAAGACCTCCACGCGCAGTGGGAAGAGGAAGAAAAAAATAAACAGAAGCCTGTGTATACCGAACTCGAACCAGACGGATCTAAAGCTCAGGAGCTGCTAGGCGGCGAAATGAGACTCAGCGCCCCTTGGACTGTCGAGACTCGCGATAAGAACGCGCCTTAGCTTTGGCTTCTTTAGCTTTCGGTACGCAGTTCGGGACCTCTTTTCCGTCTTTTTTCTTCATACCGACCATCTCGAATCCCTTCCAGCAAGGGTCCTCACCTTTCATTTGATTAGCCATCAGTCCCGGCCCTCCGTATTACGCTTATCCTTTTTACCTCGTTCACGTTCTATCTTGTATTTACGTGCACGAGTTTTAGCTCTTGTGGCTTTCGACATCTCACCACGCCTATCGCCTTTCTTTGTAGCCTCCTGAGTACCTTCTTTTAAATCGCCTGATTTCTGCAACTGGCTAGTTGCAATCGCATACGCACGAGACTCACTCATCTTAGGGTTATCTTCCATTATCGACTTAACTGCCTTATCGAGTATCGCGGGCATAAAACTACGAATGCTCTTAGAATTCTACTAGCTGAGTTAAACCCATGATTCACTATTTAGCGGAAAATTGGGCCGAGGTTGCCGGTATTTTGGCTGCTCTGCATGTGCTTGCGTTGGCTGTGGTGAACGCCACGCCGACTCCGAAGGATGACGAAATCTACGGCAAGCTTTACAAAGTGATCGAGGTTATCGCTGGCATCGTCACCAAAACCGCCAAGAAGTAATTTAAGCGGCTAAGGGGCTCGGACCCCAGTAGACAGGTACCAACGAAAGAGGATCAGATTCTGACTGGTTAACCCAGCGCAGGATCCGATCCTCTCTTTCTGGCGTCCAGAAGTCCTGAGATCTAAACCAGGAATACCAATCTTCAGACGACTTTAAGATGTTGCAGTCCCCACAGGCTGCAATCAGATTTTTTCTGGTGGTGGAACCGCCTCGTGCTTTAGGCACTACGTGGTCCAGCGTCGTGGGATTCTCTTTTCCGCAGTAGGCACAGGATCCCCAATCCTCAAATATCTGTTTACGGAATCGTTTTTTGGCAAATCGTTTTTGAAGACACGAAAGGTCAAATAAAAGATCCCGTTCACACATATAGTGTGATTGCGGCTGACTTTAGTTTAGCTGGGTTTGGCTAATAAGAGCCTAAAACCCAGCTGTTTTTATAGATGAACTATTCGGGTTGGTTCAGTGAAGCTTGATAAGCAGCAATGACTTCCGGTGTCCACAGTGCAGCAGCAACGGCTTGCAGTTCAGGACAGTCACCACTCACGTCATCACCAGGGGCGCGAACATGGCGGTGATAGGTCTTACCGACTTCCACACCATCCTTTTCGATGATGTCCGCACGACGGCATTGGATGATGGAGTAAGGCGGGATGATTTCGAGCTTGTGCTCAGAGCGTTCTGTAAAAGCCATTAGGGGAATCCTCCAGATTCGACAGGTTTAGGCTTAGTTTTGAGACGATTGCGGTCTCGATAATTACACGAAATAGAATCCGAAGATTTGGACTTGACTATCATTATTAAAGTTTGCCTGAGATACCGTTGCATATCCAGTTGCACCATTCTGAAACACATCTATGGTTGTCGAACCAATGCCGACTCGTGGCATAAGCGGTCCAGTCAAACTTGCTCCGTTATACATAAACGCGATAGTGGTAGCATAGTTTTCATTTCCGCCGGATGCGTTTGTAAAGGGCAACCCGGTTATTGTGGTACTGCCGGTAGATGAACCCTTGGCTGTTAGCGATATTGATGCTGAGTAGTACACAGCCTTACCTGTTTTCACGTATTTACCAGCATAGGATCCAGTCATTGAAACGCTATTGCCTCCAAACTTAAGCGCCGGAGTCCAAGTCCCCTCCTCATAATCATCCAGCGTGTTCGCGTCAGTCGCTGAAACTTGCGTTGCGGGGAACGTGATGCCGCCAGAGAGTTGAAGAATGCCGCCGTTTGCATTAGCAGAAGACAGCCCGACTAATAAGTTGCCGCTCGAATCCACACGGCATCGCTCGCTACCGCCCGTACTAACCGCTAAGGTGTCAGCGGCAGGTCCGGATAAACCAGTATTACTGTCGCCAGTTAGGTATAACGAAGGCGCGGAAGCGGAGCCAGCTTGAATCGCGACGTTGCCATTCGAATCAAGCTGCAGGTTCGCACTCGCAGAGTCGGGGTTCTTGACGTTGTAAGTGCTGAGAGTGCTCATGGTCTAAGAATCCCTAGCTAAGTCAAAGACTATCGTCGCGATAGTCCACGGGCTTATTTTAGTTTAGCAACAGTAGTCTTAGTTCTCTAGTGGGGCTGGCTTGCTGTCTCAAGGTGCCGGCTTAACTAGAAGGCGAGCAACAGCCGAGTCATACTTGCCCGGTCGTTGCAGACGTTCCGAGAGTCGATCAAAATTTTCAGGACTGAGTTTTACTAGCGTGCGCGGGCGTATGGGTCATCCGATTCCCAGGTAAGTCTTTGCTGGTGGACTCGTCAGGTAAGCATGTGCATTTAAAAGTAAATCCTTTTTGTCATAAAACAACCCCAAAGCTTTATTACAGGCATAGCATAAAACGCCTCGAGTGAGTCCTGTTTCGTGATCATGATCAATCGAAAGCCTTCGACCATCAGGCTCATTGCTTCGTCCGCAGATGGCGCACCCACCGCCCTGTTTTTGGATTAGTTCTGCGTACTGCTTCAAGGAAATCCCATACTTTCTGCGGACAACGGCATCCTCCCTGTCTAGTCCGGACCAATTGTGCGCCTTAAATTGTTCGCAACTACGCGGCCAAGATTCTTTTCTTATTTCCCTAGCGTGTTGTTCGTGCTCTTTGCCGCAGTGCTTGCATCTGATCTTCCAGTAGCCAGTTCTCGTTTGATTTAATACTTTGCAGTGTTTTGTTTCATAGTTTGTTAAATCTACTTTTTTACGGCATCCGCAACTACCCGTGTTTCCGGATCGCAGAGAATTTCCTTGTACTGTTTTGGTATTACCGCACTCACACCTACATTTGTAAGCCAAGTGCTTCCCTATATATCCGTCTTTCTCTAAGACGGTAAGCAGGCCAAACTTTTGGCCAACCATTACAGCGCGATGTGACAACAGACGTAAGGCAACCTATGTGATCTTAGCGTGCCCTGCTGAACTGAAAGGGCGACTCTGCGAAGGCGGCGTAGATGTATGTAGTTCCGTTAGCGTTCAAAGCACTTGAAGCACTTCGCCATTTAAATCCATTTGATAACAAATCAAGGTCAGAAACGCTTGACTCCGCAGAACTACTATTTGGAAGTAGGTAGTTGTTATTAGGATTATATCCGGGTCTTGCGTTGTCAAATGTAAACCAGTTTTCGACGCCTGTTGATTTTATAAGCACAAACGCTGGCCTAAACCCGGTATAAACAAACGGACCATCTGCGCTGCCGTTGCCGGTGTAGGAACCAAAGGCGCTGTAGCCCGCGACTGCAGAGAAGCAGTAGGCGACGTTGCTTAAACCATTTGAGTTGATGTGTGCAGAAGTGCCTAAGCTAAATGTTGTGCTAGAGAAAGCACTAAAGAATGCACTATTTTGTGTTTGAGCGCCCGTTGTTTCCAGATGCAAATAGTAGGATTCTCCGCTTAAGCCTTGATGCCAAACCAACCAGTTTTGATTAACCTCTCTACCTTTTGCAATAACTAGAGCAGGCTTAACCCCAAGTCCGTGCCCAACAGTTGCTGCTGAACCCGTTCCCGTGTAAGTAACAATCGAGAACCCCGCACTGGGATTAGCCCTCACCTGCGATGAGATGCTGCCGTCGTTGTTGGTGACGGTGCTGCTGCCGGCGTCCCAGCAGTATGCCACATAAGGTCCGTTGGTCTGATTGATTTCAAGAGACCATCCGCCATAATCGTTAGACGTGTTTGCGCCTAATGTAAATCCTGTACTTGAAATATCAGTAATACCATCAGGCGGAGCACTGTTTGTGTCTGCCGTTGTTAAGTGTGAACTCAGGAGATAATATCCGGTCGTTTTTTTACCTCTAACTGTATCAGCAATAAACCATCTGTCTGCATCATTTCTTTGCTTACCCCAGAGTAGACTTGATTCAAATCCAACATTGATTGTCTGTCCGTTTTGATCCCCAAGGTAAAGCACCGCATCCATCACTGTGCTGCCGTCTTCAATCGTCGGTGCAGGCAGGTTTGTCGTGCAGAGCGCCTTGAAGCCGCTGGGGGCGGTGTAGGCGAAGGGGCGTTGGCCGAAGTTGCAATCAACTACACCATTACTGTAATTAGAAATCCCCGGAACGTAAGGACCAGAAGTTAATCCTGTAAATGCAGTTCCTTGGCTGACATTATTCTTATAAAAAGTCAGTGTTCCAGCATCGGCGTCAAAAGCGATGCCCATTACGGTTCCACTTGTATTCCAAGTATCTCCGTAGGTATAGTTTATAGCGTTGTTGTATTTTTCACCGTTAGCCGCCAAATAACCCCATGAATCACTGGCAGACCCCATAAACTGGTTGGTTAGCAGGCTGAGACTTGTTTTAGCGATTCCAATCGAACTGTTTACTCCTGCTGTAGTTAGTGTTACTTCCCAATACCATTTGCCGGATGACATCCCAACGGTGCCAGCAGCAGCTCGGTGGTCAGCGTTTGTATTTGTCTGAGTAAGATTCCCGTTTGAAATCGTCCCCAACCCATTCAAGGGATTCAACGTCGCATAATTCCCCCTCACCTCACCGCCCGCACCCGTGTCGGTCTGGGTGCCGTTAGTGGGTACGTCTACAAGGGAGTCGTTGCCTGCACCAGCAGCCACGCTGATGTTATTTACGGTCCAGGTATTGCCGTTGCCGGAGGTATCCGTTCCCAGTGCAGCAGCGGTGCTGTTGTCGCTGAGGGGGAGGTGGAAGCCGTTGGTGCCATAGGAGCCGGCGTAGCGGATCGGTTGCCAGATGCCGTTGTCGTCGAACTCACCGAAGCTGGTGGGGTCTAACGCTTGGCCGTCGATGAAGTGGATGTCGGCGAGGTAGCCGGAGAAGTAATCCGCTGTAATTGGCTGAGCACTGCCAATAGCATGAGCGTTTGTTGAATTGATGTTCGTATCGGCATTTGGAGTTGGATCAGTCCCTGCAGACTTTGTATCCAAAACACCGTTTACATACAACTTAAGTCTATTGCTTGCCGTTGCTTGTGTGGTATCAACAGCTAGTACAATGTGATACCAAGCAGATGGATCTCTGTATTGAGCCGTCCAGGTGTACTGCCCTGTTACTACATTATCTGCAAAAGTAATTTGCCCAGATATTTCAAAATAAATTAGAGTGTAGGGAGTAGATGCAGCACGGCAAGCAAAGATCTGTTGAGTGGTTGAGAGCCCACTCCGCTTCACCCACCCCGCCCAGGTCCACGTCTTGCGGTTGCCGGCAGATGCAAAGTTGCGATTCAGGTATGCCGAATCGGCTGAATTAAACCTCAGACTGCGTTCAATCTCATACCCAGCACCACCAGGGGTACCGGCGAAAAACAGCTCGGAAGAAGAACCCAGCGACATTATGAAACCTTACGAGAAATTGAGGTTAGAAACGACCTGAATTTCAGTCGAAGACGAACAATAGTAAGACAGGATATCCACGCCGCTGGCTGCTGTAGTCAGCGTCGGCGCAGACCCGCCAGCAAAATTCCAAGAACCGCTGTAGGACAGGAGTCGAGAGCCTACATCATCTTGACGAACGGTAATCGCGCCACACTGACCGCCGCTAGGAGTCGTCGGATTCAGCAGGGTTGTGGTGCCACCGAGGATGATCTCGAAGTTGTTAGCGGCGCCAAAATTCAGAGCGACATCGCCCGAAACCAGTACCGGAGTGGCGACTTCGCCAACCGACTGACTTTGAACTTGAACGGCACCCGTAATCGGTCCGCCGGAGATATTGTACTTACCAGTTAAGTCTGTGAGTGCTGCGTTTCCAGAAGCTAAAGCAGCTGTACCAAGCGCAAGAGCGTCGTTTCCAGACGCCAGAGCGACAGTACCCAGCGAAAGAGCTGCGTTACCGGAGGCTAAAGCTTCAGTGCCCAACGCAAGGGCAGCGTTACCAGAAGCTAAAGCAGTGGGATCGCTGGCTCCTACAACCGTGTCACCAATAGGCAACTCAGATGTAAGTCCGCTAATAACAACTAGAGGTCTACGAGTCGCCATTGTCTCAAGCCTATGGACTAATTATACGTCAATCGTAAAGAATGACGGGCGGTTGAATTTCGACGGCTAGTTCACTAGCACTCAGAGCCTGACCGACAGAAACCAGAGCGGCGTAACCGCTAGCTGCAGTAACAGTGCCAGAAGCTGTCGAGAAGGCGGTGAGTTCGCCGGTGTACTGAGATAAGTAGTAGTACTCGCCGGGAATAAGCTGGGTTGCGGCAGTAATATTCGCCGCACTGACCACAGCGGTGTCGTCGAGAATCACCGAAACAGTCGCTGCAGCTGAAGCAGCGGCGGCCGTGATGCCAATGGGCGTATAAACAGTAGATGCGACGCCACTAGCGGCCGATGCAGACAGTGCATACGTGCCGCTTACATAAACAACTTGGCCTTGAATCAGGTTCTCGCCGGCGGTGTATTCGACGGTCGATGCGGGTGAAGTTGTTACGCCAGCACCGTTTGCAAGCCAAACCCGCTGACCTGCTGCCGTGTAATCCGAGTACTGGCGGTTAAAGATTGCGCGATCTGTCATGATCAGATACCGGCCTCAGGTTCAGACTGGCTGGGCCACGCGGGGTAGCCAGAACCAGTCACGTAAGCAGCCAGTTCATCAGTCGTTGCTGTTGCTTCAAGCGACGCAACTTTAGACTCACAGGCCAAACGAACTTCTTGGCGCCAGACCTTTGTGCCACTCGGGGCTGGCGTGCCGTTGTCCAGTTCGCGGACAATGAACCAGTCGGTTGGGGCGAGAATGGTGTTGGCGGTATATCGGGTGGTATCAGTCCAACCCGAAACCAGCACACCGTGATCTTTCGGAATCAGGGTGCCGCTAGCGGTGTAACCCCAGTAAAAACGTTGATCGTATGTCGGCGGATCTGGTTCTTCAGTAATCCCAATGGCTGCGCGATCCGCAGGAGAAGCTAAACGCAGCCAGTTAGCCGGGTAATGAACGCCGTTTGCAGTAAACGGAACGTCTAACGGGAGCGGTTTACCGTTTAAAACAAACACTTTTAACGATCAACTGCGGTTTCTTCAGTATAAAACACTTTGAGAACTTGGTCCGGTGTTAATTACCAGGGAAGTCCAAACCCGTAGGTGGGTTCGTGCTGTTCCTTGATTCGGCCACAGAGCAGTTCTTTAACTTCGTTAATTTTTTCTTCGCCGAGTGCTGCGATAACCCAGGTGCACACGGTTTTTTCGTCTAATTTGCCGAATGGGATCATGTCGTCGGGCTCGCAGGGTGTTAAATCCAGCGAGCCGGTTGCCCCAGCGGTGTAAATACCGTCAAAAGCGTCAAGGGTGTAACCAACCTTAGTCACCATGCCCGTGCTGAGCACGCGCTCCATCTGAGTGATTTTCCAGATGTATTCGATGGACATGGTGACTGGTTTAAATGGCTGTATGTTAGCAGTTGCTCAGGGTTTAGCTAGCCTCCAAGGCGGTGATGCGGGCAGCGAGGTCAGTGTTGGCTGCCTCTAGGGTTTCGATACGTTCATGTTGCCGCTTGATCAGATTCAGCAGGTGAGGTACAAAGCGCTCATAGGCAACACCTTCGGGTTCTGGATTACACGGCGTTTCAACTGCAGACCCTTTTTCATCGTATGAAACTTCGACTGTTTTCCAGTGAACAAGTCTTGGGTCAATGGCGGCGACTTCTTCTGCAATGAAGCCCCAGAAACCGTGATTAGGGTTGTCGCTTGCGCAGAGAGAACGGTACCAAACCGGGCGGCAACCAAGTAAAGCATCTGCATACTTATCCTCAAGGGTCTCTACGTTGGTTTTGTATTTTGCAGACGATGTAGACCTTTCAATTTTACCGTCGCTTTGGACAACAACATTGGCTCCGACGCCAGTGGTTGAATTATAGACACCTGGGCAATACAAAAGACCAGTGCTCGTAATCCTCATCCGCTCGACTGGAGCGCCGCTATTAGCAGTATCAAACCTTAAGTAGGCAGTATTGGCATCCGAACCACGAACACCTATGATGCGTGCTCCCCGTTTTGCCGCGTTTGTCGTATCAGAATCGACAAAGTTAATAACACCTAGAAGTTCGTCTGTGCCACCTGTTTGCTCTGACGCAAACGTTAAAACACCACGTCCAGTGCCAGTTGCACCAATGACAAAATTGACCCCGCCCGTACTTGCATCGTTAAAAGTGCTTGGACTTGTCTCGTTAAGACCTAAATTTCCAGAGCTATCGATCCTTAGCGCTTCAGCACCTTCTGTCGTAACAACAAACCGACCATCGGAACCGGTGTCGATAACGGCAGCAGAAGAATTGCCTTGAGTGATGCTAGAGCTAGCTGCGGTCGCCCACGAAAGATTTCCGGAACCATCAGTAGAAAGAACCTGCCCGCTGCTTCCGTCCGCCGAGGGCAGTACAAAAGTATTATTACCAGCAGTATCTGCGGCGGATAACTCGGTGTACCCCGAGGTTGTTCCGTTAAGACGAAGTTTAGACATCTGCGGCTCGTTGATTTAGTAATTCTATTAGAAAATCCCAGCGATAACTTTGGGGCGTTCTCGGTCCAGCCCGCGTACCTGCAGTAGCCACAGGTACGCGAGCTGGGCTAGTGAGTAGGACTACACGCCTTCAAGGGCTGACAACCGAGCTTCCATTGCTTCGATCTGTTCCTTCTGCCGCTTGATCAGATTCAGCAGGTGAGGTACGAAGCGGTCGTAAGCAACGCCTTCCGGTTCTGGATCGCAAGGAGTGGTGACTGGGGACCCCTTGTCGTCATAGGTAACTTCAACTGTTTTCCAGTGAACCAGTCGTGGGTCAATGGCGGCGACTTCTTCTGCAATGAAACCCCACCAACTGTGTCCAGGGTTGTCACCTTCGCATGTAGACCTGTACCAAACGGGACGACACGCAAGCAGGGCATCCGCATAGGAGTCATCTAGTGTTTCAACGTCAGTTTTGTACTTTATCGAAGAAGTCGAGCGCCTAATCTGACCATCGCCGGCGTCAACATTTACATTGGCTGCGGCAGTAGTTACAAATGTTGTGCCAACCTGAACCAAATAAACTCTTCCTTCCTGCGTAATCCTCATCCGCTCCGTTGGGCTGCTCGCTCCCGATGCGGTTGTGCTCAGGACGATCCTGCCCGGCATGTCATTCGCCGAGGGGGTGCCGTCTACATACGCCTGAATTGCTGTCGCAATTTTAGCCGTGCTAGTTCCATCGTCTCCATACCAGACGATGTTTCCCAGTTCGTCTCCGTTTTGTACAATAGTTCCAATGGTTGACGTGTTTCTGGATTTAATAAACTGAAAAGCGTATGCAAATGCGTTGCTTTGATAGCTGCCTAGTGCATAGCTTCCGTTAAATACGCCGAGCTTTGTGCTGCTCCCAAAATCACTAGACGTATTCACCAACAACCTGCCGGAGCTGTCGATGCGGGCGCGTTCACTACCTCCCGTACTAGCAGAAACAATATCCGTACCGAAACTAATACCAGTATTAGTATCTGAACCCTTTACGGCGGGAGTACTAGCGTCACCGTCAACGCCCGAGATACCAGTAGAACCGTTGATCGAAATAGACATCAGACCACCGTCCAAACAGAGCCAGAAGGAACCGTAACTGTGACGCCACTTGCGACCGCAATCGGGCCAGCAGACATAGCGTTTTTACCGGTAGTAATAGTGTAACTCCCGGTGACTGTTTGATCGTTTTCGTAGAAGATTTCATCGAGTCCGCTCCCGGTGGCGCCGCCTCCGCCTCCACCTCCGCCAGTTGCCCAGCTGAGGGTGCCAGCACCATCAGTGCTGAGAACTTGGCCAGAAGAGCCATCTGCATCCGGCAGTGTCCACAGCACGTCGGAAGAAACTGTGCCAGGAGCTTGGAAACCGACGTAGTTACTGCTGTCGGTATCAGCAAACCGCAGATCCGACTGAGCGTTGAGCGTCAGGTTGCCGGTAAGAGTGCCGCCGTCTGAGGGCAGATGCGAAACCCAACTGAGATAACCAGAGGCATCAGTTGTCAGCGAGGTACCGCTGGCGCCGAATGCAGTCGGCAGGTAATAAACAATCGAGCTAGAGATGCCACTGGCGCTTAATCCAACAAACTCAGTGCTGCCAGGATCTTCGTCGTAGACGAGTACACCTTCACCGCCAACAAACGGTGCATAAACTAAACCAGAGGCAGAAACGATGCCATCCTGATCGATCAGAACAGTTTGAACACCGCTGTTCGTAACAGCAATCTGGTTAGCAGCAGGAGAGTAAAAACCTGTGTCACCCCCTTCAAACGCAATCGAGGGCGCGGCACTAGAGCCCGCAGCAGCGTTAATGACACCAGAGGCGTAAATGTCGCCGTTCTGGTCTACGAAGATCGTCTGAACACCACTGGTGCTGACTGCTAACTGATCGGCGCCAGGCGAAAAAAGACCAGTATCGTCACCAGCAAACGCAAGCGACGGAGAGCTTGCAGTACCAGCAGGTACGTTCTGGAATATTTGTTGCGTTAATACGCGTTTATTACTCGTGTCTGAATTTTGAACTACAGGAAAGTAATCACCGCTAGCCAGCGACGAAATTACTGAAAATTCAGAAATCTTCTGGCTGGCCATCCCTACACCGTTTCTAACTGAATTATAGAACCAGTCTCAGTTAAAAAGTATTCAGCGGGTGACGTACTACTCTCTAGTAGTAAGTAAGCCCGGATATTGTTAAAAAAAAGTGGCTTCTCTATTTCAACCTCCAGTTTCGTCTCAGTTGCTGCTTGACCGATTTTTGTCAGGTAAACCGGGCCGGTAACAGTTGCGGCCTCGTCGTCCCAAGTCGTGTAGTTGACATGGGCGCCTGATGTAACTGGAGATAGGTACCGGAACTCGCCCGGAGTCATCCCGCTAGCTTGAGGATAAATAAAGTCTGTATTAACACGAGCGAGTTGACCGACACTCGCTGCATCCAGCGCGATGCCCACGGTCCGACCAGAATCAAGGCTCTGCGAACAGGCTTGATAGATAAGGCCGGAAGCGCTTACATAAACGAGATCCCCAGCCGAGATATTGTGCCCAGCTGTAAATGAATTAAGTGACATCTCGACCCCTTGCTTAGGTCAATTTTAGCGCGACTTGTGTTTAGTTTTTATAAAGCTAGATCTTAGCGACCCTGACCCCTCAGTTTCTTGCGGCCGTGGGAAGGGAGACTATGACGACCCTGGCCTTGGTGTGTTTTCTTGGGCTTACGTTCAATCAGTTGGACGTTCTTAGGCTTGGACATCGGAACCGCTAGAAGCAGCGCAAGTTTAGAGCCTTAAGAAGTTTTGTCAATCGACGTTGTTAACCGTCAAGATAATAGAAGGTATATCAGGATGTGAGGGGACAGCATGACCGCTAGCAGCAAGAGCAACGACGTTTAGGTCATCAGAATGCCAGTACAACTGAGCGTACTCGTTGGAGTCCATACTTAAGAAAAAATTCCAAGCAGCTACCTGGCGATCAGAGGAGCCCTCGACGACAATAGTGGTTGCCGACCAAGGGACTCCCACGCCGTTTTTGGCTAACCAGATATCGACGTCTTCCTTGTTAGCGCTGCTTTTCTCAAGCTGAGCAGAGAATTGTATGTTGTAGACACCTGAATTCGCCACCTGGATCATCGAACCTGAGATGACTGAAACTCCGCGAGAGTCGATAGTGGTGTTATATGTAAATGCGTTGCCTGAAGATGCTGAAGGGTTGGTTTGAGTCGTTGTGTCGAAAGCGTTTAAAAAGTAGCGCTGGGTTGCGTCCGTACCGGCAGCGCCACTAGGTCCAACAGCTCCGCTGGGGCCTGGGATGATGCCGTTAATAAGAACAAGATCCCCATCATCTCGAGTTGTGTACAAATACCCCGAAGGGGTGTACATCATCAACTCACCAACAACAGGATCTCCTTGGGAAATCCCAGAAGCGGTCCGCTTCAGACGTTGAAAATTAGCCATCAGACCACACCTCCATCGATGTCTAGATCAACCCAGCCTGTTCCATTCCAAACCTTCAAGCGGTTTGTGGAGGAATCAAACCAGCCAGCACCCTGCACAGCGTTGGCCGGTGCAATAGCACTGTAGGCAAAGCTGCGAGAGACACCAGACTCATACCAACCGCTAGAGGTTGCGTCATAGATAAACAAGTTACCCATGAGCGAGTTAAACCACAGGGAGCCATCGCGAGGCGGAGCGGTAAGCCCAGTGCCAGAAGGAGGCAGCTCACTCTTATAAGCCAGTGCTTCAGCGTTGGTTTGATACCAAGCCGGGTCCGCAATGCCGTTACCGCTGGCATACACGAAGAGGCGACCTTGATTCGTGTCGAACCAAAGAGAGCCTGCCGTGTACCCAACACCGGGATCCCCCGAAACAATTACAGATGTACCACTTGCGGTACCACCTCCACCGCCGCCGGCAGCTCCGTTAATAACTGTGTAGATACCGCTGTAGGTTACAGAAGTGTTTGCGCCACTTAAAACAGTATTGGTGATACCGGAAACAACACCAACACCAGCGTTGTACCCGAAGTCGACAAGCCCTTCTCCACGGAAATTCGTGGAGATGATCGCAGTATCGCCAGAAGTGGTAACAGTGATGCCGTTGCCACCAGCCACACCGCTGATAACAACCGAAGACTCTGCCGTCGCGCCGCTGATTACTGCGAAGCTGCCCGAGTACGTGACGTCAACACCGCCAAGGCCAACTAGATTGACGCCAATCTCAACTGCAGACCCACTTGGTGCGATGTAGACACCAGAGCCTGCCAAAATACCGCTGGGGTCGATTCCCCCGCCCCCGCTTTGAATACCGCTAATACTCGTATTTAAATCTTCTAATGCCCGAACCACCCCCTCGAAGTTCCAGGGGTAGCCGTAGGCACAACGAGAATAACTGATAGTTCCCACGCCGCTAACCGTTCCGATAAGTTCTTCAATGACCTCGACGATGCCCTGGAACGACTCGCTATGAAGTGCCCTAGGCCGTGCGCCGTGAGTGGGACAGGCGGGTACGTTGATCTCAGTCATTTACAAACGTAGTCCCTCCCGTATTCTCCAGTTTAACCGAGGGAGTCTAAATTCTACGTCTTTAAATGACTCGCAAGAACTTTGAATACGAGTTCACCGTCTCGTTCGTGAACGGCAAAGTTTTCAGCTAAGCGCCAGGCAGGTATACCAAGCACAGTTGCTTTCTTGCGCAGAGCCTCCCAAGTAATCTCTTCTACAGGCCCGACTGTAGTTTTAGACACAGTGCACCTCTAAGTTTCACAAAGTCTATACGCTTATAGGAAGTTATGTAAACCACGGGCTGGCCGTATGTCTTCAAACCGCACTCAAAAAAATTTCCGTCAAAAACTTTCTGTAAAACTCCCTAGTCACAACCAATCTGTGTCCGGCTAATAAAAGATAAGTTATTAGAGTCGTATCTAGATAAACGTATAAAGTTAGAGTCTTAGAAAACTACTAGGCAAACATTAAGGAGACGTTTTAAAAAAGATAAAAGTTTTTGTTTCAACCTAGTCTTGTTGGAGACTGAACTATTAAAGAAAGAAAGAAACTAAAGGGAAGCTGCACTCACTACTCCTTTGTACGCTCTGTGCCTTCTGTGATCTCCATAGTTCCTTAACGTGTCCTGGCGTACATCCGGTGTTATGCTGCGCCCAACATGCGACTCTTGTCATGGGCATGAACCTAAGAGCAGTAGCGCTTCTGGGACTGCTTGACCTTGACGATGCCGGCCTTAAGGCGCCTACGGGGGCTCCTGAGACTGTCGACCACCAAGGTCATTGGAGGATCGAGCACCACTCGGATCTCTCCGTCTGGCGCTGCCTTTGCGGACGCTCTGAACCACTCCTGGTTCCATCTGAGTTTCGGAAGCGCGTCCGGCTCCCTCACGACTTGGTGCAAGGCTGCGAGGTCTGCCGCAGCGAGCTGGCATTTTGCTCGAGTCGCGCTTCGAGGCTCCACGCTTGGCTGGAGAGGAACCGCCCGCTTATCGATCCGGATGCTCACCTTGAGTACCCAGAGGATCGCGGCTACACCTACAGCGACGACGATGGTCAATCGACCCGCACTCGCCGCTTTGTGTACGAAGCATTCTTTAAGACAAAGCTAAGATCAAGTGACTTTGTGCGTTCCAAGTGCTCTAATCCATTCTGTATCAACCCATACCACTTGTGTATCACGTCAACGCCCAACCAGAAGACCACTCCGCAAGTCGAACGGATGGTTCTCCACTTGCAGGAACTAGGCATCTCTGCCAAGGTTACTCAACGAGTTATTCTTCAGAAATTCGAAATCAAGTTATCGCTTTCCACAATCCAAGGCATCAGGGCAGGATCCAAGCGATTACTCGCCACAGCAGCTTGATCCTTGACTTAAAGGCGATTCAACCTGCTAGTCTTTCTGAGATTGCCGAAGAAGTCGGTCAATCTACGAGCTCAGTCCGAAATCATCTAAAACGGCTCACTCAACTCGATCTTGTTATCAGGGTCGCATTTGAACACCACACTCTTTACTGTCTAAACGGTGATTACAACCTACACATCGACCGCATACTCGGGGAACTCTACGAGTGAACTTCGCCGCCCTTGTTTGTGGGAGGAAGATCTCAAGATCGATAACTTACCGGCATGGATCTACACGGATAACCAGCCGCCAAAAGACATGTGCGACTGCGAGGCAAAAATCAGCTCGCTGGAGTACACAATTCGTGACATCGAGCTGCAGATTGAAATCCGTGAACTTGAACTAAAAACAGGTAGCTCTAGACACAGTAGCGCATTTGACTATGAGAAATGGAAGGTAGGTGCGCTTAAAGCAAAGCAAACACATTTCTACCTTCTAAATGCTTATAGTTACTGGTTGATTAAGAAGCAGCGTAGTGCGCTTGACAACGGCGGAAGGCTTGATAAGCTTATCGAGCTTCTCATTGAGGATCCCGCAGACTTCGAGACAAAAGCTAAAGCACTCCTAAACTAGAAAGATCAGCGTGTAACAAAGGCCGCGCTGATATGAGGGGTGCTGTAATCCTTTTAGCCTTTTCGGACCAGCAGTAATTCGCTCTGATTGCCTGGCGCCAGGTGGTCAAGAGGAGCCCCTCCTTTATTTATGGACATCACACGAGAGATCAAAGACATCCGAGACGCACTAAACAGCATCGAGATTTCCCTGCAGCTTTTAGTCGCTCAGAAGGATGGAAAAGCTACAACCGCCTTCGTCTCTAAGAAGGTGATTAGTCAGAGACTGAATATTCCATCAGTAACAGTTGACAAGTTGATCCACCAGGGAATCGTATCCAAAGGTGAATCAGGTTTGGTGGAGGGTAAACACTATTGCAAGGTTGACCCTGCTGAGCGAAATTCGTCTAAGTTCTTATACGATCCACACGCGATCATGCAGGCCGCTTGGAGCAACTTTACCTATGTCTGATCTTTCTCGCGGCGCAGCGGCGCTGATTAAAAATCTCTTTGGAGGGAACGAAACCGAGCGCATGATTAGCGCTGGTGTAGTCCGAACTATCTTGTCGGACATGACACGTCTTTACTTTGAGAACAGAGCTGCTTTAGGTGAAGGGATACTTGTCTTTAATCCCGAAAGCCCAGAGGCTTCCAAGTACCTGACTAAAACTGACCTCGAGAACGATTTAGCTGTCGCTCAAGAGGGTATGGATGAAAAGGCTGAAGCATTATTCAGCAAGATAATCCGCGTGATCGAGAAAGAGGCCGACTCAGACTTAGCTCTGATCGCAATGGTTCAAACAAATGAGATCTGTGTTCATCTAGTTGATCCTGTAGAAGCCAACAAAAAAATTGATGAATTATCAAACAGTCTCATTCTCTGATGAGGATTTCGTTTCGCCGCCGGAATTAATAGCTACCACGGCGTCTCTTTTCGGCGGTGAGATTGAACTAGATCCTGCATCAAGTGAACAAGCAAACCTAGTTGTTCAGGCACAAAAATATATTTCTTGGCACAAGAACGGCCTAAATCAAGAGTGGAAGTCAAAAAACGTTTACTTGTTTCCTCCAAGGAGCATACTAAACGGCGACGAACAGCCAAAAGATACGAGGTTGTTTCGAAAAAATTTAAGATTTAAAAAATCAGCACAACGTGTTTGGCTCGAGCTTGCCTACAACAAGTGGATCAGAAACGAATTTGAACAGGCTGTTATTTTCTTGACTTCGACCGAGGTCGCCTTGTTAGTTACTCAGAAGATAGGCTTTGACTTTCCTCTCTGTGTACTGAGTGAGAAACCTCACTTACTACGAGAGAAAGATCTAAAACCTATCGATACGAAGGTATTTGGCTTCGTTTACTACTTGCCACCTCGTGAGGGGTACCAGCAAGCGGTGCATAACTTCTGTGATCTTTATAGTACGCTGGGTCGGGTGTATACTTGATCGGGTCTTTCGTGTCCCAAGTATTATCAGGCCCGTATTTATCTCGCTCACCAAAACCTACGCCAACCACGCGCTCTGCTTGTAGTCGCTGCCTAGATTCACGCTCAACAGTCCGAGCTTTTTCGCGAGCTTCGATATTAAAAAGCTCACCAGCAAAACGAAACGAGTGAGGCTCTCTGCGGAAACGAGTGCCTCTTCGATTCATGTAAGACTCAGCCCGCCGCTCTAAAGGCGAGCGCGGCAGTTGAGCCATTACGCCAGACCGCCGTAACTCATCAAACCGGATACATCACCGCTCGCGTTGTAGTAGCGACCGATGGCATCAGCGGTATTACGAGCACCATATAAGAACTGTTTAGTTTGAGGGCTTGAGTAATCGTACATAGCTGTGTACTTATCCTTCATCTGACCCGAAGTTGGGTCAACCCAATCAGCAGTATCGCGGATAGACGAAACATCCATAGAAACCACGGGTGGGTCAAGAGCCAGTCGCTCGTAACCGCCTAAACGATTAGCTAACGAATATTGATTCTGAATGTTTTGGACTCTGGTGTTTAAACGATCGTAGGCCGCCGAGATATCAGGAGTTATCCCTAAGTCAGCACGAGCGGCGGAAGCTACGTCAGAAATAGTATCCGCAAAGTTGTCGTAGTACTGAGTGAGAGCTTCCTCACCAGTCATCCCAGTTAATTCGGGGTAAATCTCCTCGATTCGCTTATTGATCTTCTTCGTGGTTTTTTTGCTTTGTGTTTTTAAAGCCTTGGTAGCTGACTTAACGTAATCCTCTATTGAGGTGGTTCCACCAAAGAGAGCACCGACGTTACCTGCTAAACGGGTCAGATTAGATAATGAATCGCGACCAGTTTGATAGTTATTTGCGAAATTTAAAATTCCCTCTGTTCCGAGAGCGCCGATACCACTCAAATTGCCGAGCACGGACTCGGACCCCGGAATAGATTCGACACCGAACCCTCCTGTAGGAGCAACTGTCGAAGACCAGTCGTAGTTGGTGGGCAGAGTGACAGGCATGGTCTCTAGTACCGAAAGTTAAAGCTCAGATCAAGGCCTCGGGGCTTTTAAAGGCTTGGATAGCCTGAGCCAACATATTATTCATTGTACTCCTAGTTTGATCCGCATAAGTTGTAGGTCTTGCGCCGTACATTGGAGTAGGTTGCTGTGAAGACCTAAAGCCGCTGAGGCCACTAAGAATCGCCTGACCTATATCACCAACACCTGTATCGCCGGAGAAATAGTCTCCGGTGTACCCAAGTCCTACATCGCCGTAATCTGGCGCACCGGCGATATAATCAAAAGCCCCACCTAGGAAGGAATCCATCACCAATCCACGCGTCACTCAATTATAAATTCAAATAACTGAGCGCGGCGCCCCGAACGCTCCTAAGGCTTGAGCTAAAAGTTGACTCTTAGCTGCCTCTGCAGCAATTAAATTTTTACTAACTTCGTTAGCCTGTTTTTCCTGAAGAGCTTTTTGATAAGCCTCTTGTTCTTGCTTATCTGTATAAGCTTTTAAAATTAAATCAAGTTCATTTTGCGTGACGACTCCGGAGTCTTCGTTGTAATCAGGTAACGGCGGAGCGTCTAATCCACGGGGGGTCGGTACAGAAGTAAAAGACGCTTTTGGTTTGTTTATTAAATCAATAAATTTATTTAGAAGAATTCCACTTAAAACGTCTGACTCAAGCGAATCAGTACTGGGTTGACCTGCGGATGTCTGTGAGTAAGAAGCACCCTGACTCTCTGCAAACTTTTTTAAGGCATCAAAGCTTTTTACAGGCTGCCCATAAGCGCTTCGCCCTTCCATCGTGGGGAGCGACGCCCACTCATTAGCTACTTTCGCAATATTCTCTCGAGTTAACGGGTCGCGATCAGGATCAACTCCTCTCCATTTGAGCAACTGCAGAGCTGCTAGATCCTGCGACTGAGGCCCGAAATCTCTAAGGCCCAGTGCCTTCTGAGCACGAGCCCAGGTCTCAGGCATGAATTGGTACGCTCCAGCAGCAGCACTCGAGTACTTACCTCCCCGGACAACACGATCCGGGTGTTTACTCAAGTCTTTAATCGGTGTATACCCAAAAGTTATGTCATAGCGAGGCGCAGAACCTCCCCAAGTTCCTTCGGCAAAAGCAATAGTGTTCAGCCAACGCCTTGCGTTAGGGCTAATACCGTCACTCATCCTCAGGATCTTCGAATATATCTATATTAGTGTCGATAGCCACGCCGATCTCCTCCATAACCGACTTGTAAGCTCTCTCCCGGCACACAAATCTAAAAATTGTCTTCCAAAGATACTGATCACGAGCCTCGCCCTTAAGTGCGTGAGCAGCGTTTTTGAGCCGTTGAAGCGTGAAATCATCTTCGAGAGTCAAACCGACTCGGATGTGCCCATGCTCGTCCTTCACGGCTCGATGTGCGTCTCCACTAAGTCTAGATCAACTTATAATTTACACAGAGATCACCAAGCTTTACAACTCCAATAACGAGCTTTCAACTTACTTCCAGGGTTATCACAGTTATGACGTGCTCTGAAAGACTCTCGTCGCTCTGGTATGTGTTTTTTAATCGTCATGTTTGGGTCACCAAATCGCACTAAGCGCACCTCATCACCCTCCTTGGCCGCTACAGCGAATTTCTTTCCACCATCGGAGTCACGACGGGGTTGGTTGTACCCGGCAAACTTTTCCCCGGCTAAGCGGATGGCCACGGTTTGCGTCTCGCGTGTCTCTACAGTCTACCGCGTCAAAAATTAAATCAATCTAAAACTCCGATTCACAGACTTTCTTCATGAAGATTCCTGCTAACCTCCTTTCGTTGTCGTCATCTACAACGTCAAATTAAATGGATTCCGCACGGCTCCTGACCATCGCTCAGACCGCTGAGCTCCTCAACTGCTCCGCAGGCTTTGTACGTAAGCGTATTATGCTGACCGAGTCCAATCAGCCCGGTGGCTGGCCTAAGGGCATCTTCGTCAACCTTCAGCCCAATGGCGTCAAGTCCCTCTACCGCATCAACAAAGATGCTCTCGAGGCTTATCTAAACTCTGGTTCAGAAGAGGCTACAGTGGAAGAAAGCGCTGCCTGCGCTGTCTGATCGCGAACGATGAACACTCCCTCTTTGACTGATATCTTTCAAAACGCTGTCCAAGCGCCGACACAAGAAGTCGTTAAAGAGGAAGTGGTTATTACAAAGGAGGCCACGCCTGATAACCTCGTTTATCAGATGGTCTCCTTTGCTTCGTATCTCTATCAATTAAACATTCAAGCGCACCTACTGCACTTCAACGTAGAGTGCTCAAACTTTTTGGCCGTCCACAAGTTTTTAGGTAAACAGTATCAGCAACACTTAGCTGACTTTGACACGATTTCTGAATTAGTCAGGAGCATGGACTTCCTGATGCCTATGTGTCAGTGCGGTTTATTTGACGCATTTAAAAAATTCCCAGCTGTTAAAACATACGATGCTCGTGAAGGTTTAACTCTTTACACAAAGAACCTCGAAGCAGGCGCCATGATGGCGAAAGATCTAGTCGACGCCGCGAAAGAGACTGGTGCTCCGGATGTAGAAAACTTCGCCGCTGAGATCTGCGGAAACCTCTTCAAAGGAGCTTGGATGCTAAAAGCTACCCTTCGAGGATCTATGTGAGGATCCAACCTCCATTAGCCGAAACGTATAGACCACTTGCTCCAGAATTTAAATAAACAAGGTAGCCGTCTACAGCTGTGGGCAGAGTAGTAACTACGGCAACTCCACTAGCAACTACAGCTGATAAAGAACCACTCGCTGTAATAGCGGATATAGCTCCACTGGCAATAGTCGAAGAGATAGAGCCACTCGCAATTACAGCAGAAAGAGCTCCACTTGCGATGACGGAAGAGTAAGCGCCGCTAGCGACAATAGCTGAGTTAGCGGTATTAGCTGTAGTTGCACTACCTGCCGTTGTTGCAAAATTTGCGTTATCGGCAGTGTCTGAAAACCCAGCTCCTACTTTTTGCCACGCGGATCCCGTCCAAACTCGAAGATAGTAAGCAGCGGAAGTATCTACCCATGTCTCACCTACTGAATTACCAGCAGAACCTACTGGGCTTGAGTTAGGCGCCGAAGCTCCGTAGTGATTCGAACCAAACTTCCGAATACTGCCAGCTGAATCCTTGAAATAAAGACCAGGGTCAGCGGCGCCGAAGCTCATCGCAGCTTCACCAGCCTGAACAGTAGTCGTATTTGGGCGATCTGAAGAGTTACCAGATCGCTTAGAAAGCAGAATAACTGGAGTAGATGCCATGTTAGTATTACGATCCCGCTCTGTGAATTATATGGCTGGAGGGCCTGTGTATCCTGGTCCGTATGAGTACTATAGCCACAAAGTACTAATCGGAGAACCAGAAAGCTGTTGGGAGTGGAAGGGTAGTTGCGGTAGTCCTGGATACGGGAACTGGTGCTTTTCTGTAAACGGCCTACCTAGGCGAGGGTCGGCTCATAGAAGGGCTTATATCTTATTTAACGGAGATTGTGAAGGGAAACAGGTGAACCATTCGTGCGGTAATAGAAAATGCTGTAACCCCAATCACTTATACGCTGGCAGTCAAAAAGAAAATCATGTAGACACAGTAGAACACGGGAGACACAGTCCTCCCCCGTATAAAAAAGGCTCTGACATAGGTACTTCAAAATTAACTGAGAGCAACATAAGAGAAATAAAGAAATTACTTAAAGAAGGAAAAAAAGGAGTCTATATAGCCAGAAAATTTAATGTAACTACAGCTTGTATATCCGCAATAAAAAAAGGAACTAACTGGAAGTGGGTAGAGTAAATAAACATCAAAAAACGCCTCCGTTTATAAGTGACGGATACGATGGGTATGGTATCAGTACGCCATTAGAGTACTGACCGCCATCATAAATTAAACTCGCTCCACTAACTAAGACTCCGTTGCTGTAAGTGCCTCCATCTAGTTTTGGTGTTACTTCAGGGTCAGGGGGAGCAAAAGGATTATATTGATCTATTTTGAACATCTCGAATCCACTTGGCGTCATAGCTGTGGATGTACCTGATGCCAATGTATCAAAATTAAGTGTTTTTATCATAGTAGGGTGCATATCTGGGTACATCATGTGATTTGGTACTGTATTCTGCGAAGGCGAATACTTCTCCCACCAACGAAGTTTCTGCTGACGCTTCTCAAATGTTGTTTGCTTAGCAAGATTGATCTCAAACTCTTCTCTATAACGATCGTCCATAGGTTCGTCACTTGGCTGGGAGAGCCACGCTTTAGAGAAAACGTCGTCTCCAAAACGATTTTGCATGTCCCAGAAGGACGCATAAATGTGCTTACACCAACGAGGCGCAAAGTAAAGAAGGTTGGGGTCTGAGTAGACCTTTGATCCGTCCGAATACGACGGAAGATCTAGTATTTTCTTTACGTAGAGAAAACCAAAGTCACGACTGAAACCTGGGTAATCTCGCGAAGGTGAGGTTCTCCCTGTTTGATAATCTCTTCCCGCGTCATATTGACCTGGTTTTAAGTCTTGGGGGAGTGTGTAGGGGTACTTACGTTTAAGACTGTATTCGTAAAGATTAAAATCTTCACGAGCTAAGTAATCTGGACAGTTGCAACCAAATCGCATCTCCGTAGTGAAATAGTCGCCAGGAGTGGGCAGCGAAGCTGGTACTGATAAGGTTTCGTTGTCTATAACTGACCAACTGTTGCTGGTATCTAGAGATATAAAGATACTGTTGTATATGGGTGCGAACCCTGGCGTAATAGGTGTTGTTCCGTTACCGACACCTACAACTGTGTAGTTATTGTATGTAGTCTTTTCCGTACCATCAGCGGCAAAACGATCTGAGAGAACTTCACCGGTAAAGAAAGAAATAGGTGGTCCGAAGTTACTAGAAAGCTCTACGGCATAGACTGTATCACTTGTTTTAGTTACAGACTTTATAGAGTAACCAAAGTCTAAGAAATTAAACGAGTCACGAGGACGTACGGCAACCATCCGCATGGCCATATCTTGACTCATGGACGGGTACATGTAACACACGCCAGGTAGCGCTGCGCCCACCCCCACGGTGCCTGTTGTCCAGTATCTAAATGAATAATTAAGTCCTACGTACGCCTGATTAGCGTACATATACAGCTCATATCCCCTGCGCCACCGCGTCCACATTGACGCGTAGTTGTAGTCAAAGAGAATACTAAAATCTTTTAAATTAAAGTCAGGTCTAAACTTACGTTTAAACGGCATTGGGGAGCCGAGCTGGTGAGAGGAGCTCGCACCCTCAAACGAAGAAAACCCGAACTTCGATTTCTTTGGCTGGTGTGAGTGCCAACCAAAGTCATCGGAGCCCTTTCTTCGTGCCATAAATCAATAGAAGCCGCCTTGCGCCATAATCGACACGCCAGACGCACTTAAACCGCCAGAAATTGCACTGGGGCCATCACCCAGATAACCGATACAGAGAATGTAACCTTTCTCGAGGTAAAGAGCTTCCATCTTGCCTCGCTCGATCGGGTAAACAAGCGTGGTGTCACCTGTTTTAGGTGTAGGTGCAACAGTAGCGGGAAGCTCAATCCGCTGAATCAGACCTTCGGTATCACCGGATAAACCAACCTGAAACTTACCGAGTAAGAGTGCAGAAGAAGTAGAGGGAGCGGATTGGTTAGGCGCGTAAACATAAACGCCAAACGCTGCCGTACGAACTCCACCGTTGTTGGGATAACCTTCGGCAGAAACTACAAAGATATCCTCAACCAGCGCACCGTCTTCAGAAGGGATGTCGCCCACGCGGACAAGCTGGATTAAATCACCGAAATCAGGATTGCTAGCATCGGCGATAACCGTAGTGCCGTTATTGACCTTCGCGCCCCGCAAGAAGGGACGGTCCACCATTAGTGGCTGTTTGTTGGTACTGGTAGAGGCCATTGGTGAGTTCCGTGAACTTAGTGGACTACAAAAAACTTAACGCCGCGAACCGGCGCCCCAGGCTTCAGGCTCGTTGTCAAGAATATCATCTGTATAAACATCGGACATCGGAGGCTCTAAACCAATCCCTGACTCTGAGTTAGGTGCTTTTGTCACCTCACCGCCAAGAATTTTTAAAGCGTCCTTAATATCAATCTTGCCGGACTCAACCCCGGCAAGAATTAACCGATTACGAGCTTCTTCTTTTCGAGCTGTCTCTCGATCCGTACGCGCACGCTCAGCAGCAGATTCATTCCGCTGACGCATGTCTTCGAGAACTTGGAAAATAAAGCGATCACCTGCCATGCGGTTATCGCCAACCCCACGGCCAGGCAACGGATATCCAGTCTGATATCCTTGCTTGAAAGCGTTAGCTGCCTCGACGATTGGAAGGATAGCGCCGGCTAAGCGATCTAAACCAGTCCAAAAACCACCATTTTGAGTTGGTGCTTGACCAATACTCGGTTCTGTCCCGATAGAGACGCTTGTCGGAGTCTCTAAACTAGGCCGATCTCGATAGGGCACAAGGTCGCCGCCCGAGTAGGTGTAGCTTCGTGGCGACATAAATTGCTCAGCCATACCTACTCGGTTCGCCTTAATCCTCTAGTTATTTTATCTCAATAACCGGCATACATCCGAGAACGAGGTGCTTGACGTTGAATAAAGTCTTGAACTCGCTGCAAATTAGATTGAACTTGCGGGCGAGTAACATCGACCATATCAAAGGCACCTTGGCTGGGAGCTGTTACAGCTTGACCCATCGCTTCAGCGTTGCCCACGGCGTTAGCTGCGGTTTCAGAGCCCATCGGAGTCGTAATAGTAGTCGTGGTGACTGACTCTGCACTCTGCTGGTTAGCGGCTGGGTTAGCCAACTGACGGCGCTGAATCTCGTAAGCAAGAGCAGGGTTCGCTTGCGCCCAAGCAGCTAAGTCACCAGATCGCTCGGTCTGCATACCGCGCATCATTTCCACAAGTTCCTTACGAACCGGAGCTTGGTTGGCGTAGGCTGCTCGGTCTGCATAGTACTTGGCGATACCACCTCGCTCAGGGGTGTATTTTTCCGGGGGCATCGCTTCGGTAGCTCGCATAACTGCTGCAGCCACAGGATCAGCTTGAGCTAAAGCTTCACGTACTGCGCTCTCACGCTGCGCTCCGCCAGAAGTCACGATAGGTGCTGCTGCAGAAGAAGGGTCAATAATGCCAGGACCCGGCTGAGTAGCAGGAGCGACTGAGGGAGCCCCGTCGCCGAGAGGAGTACGACCGTCTTCGGTGAACAGTGGGCGACCAGGAGTAGGGGCTTGAGCAGTCGGCTGACCCACTTGATCTTGTGAGTCGCCAGAAAGCATAGAAGCAATTCCGAATCCAGTAGCGCCGCCTGTAGCTGCCAAAGCGGCTAAAAGCTTTGGATTAGAAAGCAGTGCACCTAAGTTTGCGGTCTGCACGCCGCCAGTGGCGTTGCGGAGAGTGCCAGCCAGTAGCTCAGGAGAAGTTTCAAAAATCTCGCGGACACGCACTGGGTCAATCATCAGCTCGTCGACCATTTCTCCCCCAGGAGAACGAACCAAGGCACCTCCAGGTCCACCTTGAGCAGCTCGACCTAATCCGCCGCCACCGCCACGGGAGCCTCTGAACATTACGTCGACAACGCTGGGGTCTAATGCCTGGCCGCCGCGAAACAGAACATCAGCAGGGCTTGGCTCTAAGATTTCGCCGGTAGCTCCAGGGCCGAAAGCAGGTCGCGGAGCGACATACTGATTGTCACCACGGGTACGGAGAAGAGGGGTACCTCGCAACTCTGCTGAGCTGCCTCCTCGGTTTAACTGGGAGCTGAGACGCATCTGCTCTTGTGCAGATGAGCCCACGGGAGGGCGGGGATACGCTGAAGATGCGCCAAGTTCAACACCCTCACCGTAAGTGGTGGACCCCAAGCGACCACCTACACCCTGAGTACCAGGCCGGTAGGTCAAACGAGTGCCCATTGACCCAACTTCACCTTCACCAGGCTTAAGCATGGTGATTTGACGAGCAGTTTCACCTCGTGCTGGTTCCGGATAGCGGACAGGAGGACGAGGCGCCTCAGCCAAAGGTGCTGGCGGACGGTTTTGAGCCAGAGCGGGTACGCCGCGAACGCCGGGAGCTCCACCAGTTTGCGGTGCAGAGGGAGTAGCTCCAGGACCAAATTGAGGCTTGGGGGCTTGGCCTAGTTGGCGAGAAGTTGGAACGTTCCGGGTGCCTAGTAGACCAGCACCGGGCTGACTCGGTACGCTAGCGCCCATTTTGCGGAGCGCATTAGTAGTGCGTTCAATTAAAACAGAGTCACCTGTCTGCATAATCGCAGGCATGACCTGACGAGCAAGATCGTCAACCGAACTAATTCCAGCTCGTAAAAGCTTGCCTACTAAGGACATGACAGATGCGCTCGCGTAAACCGTTTATTCCTAGAGAACAGTCTATCTCCAATTCTCAAAAAAGTAGATGCGGTCAGCACGCGACACGTCAGGAGGTCCAGGTATGGCCTGAATAAACTCACCGCCACTGCGCTCAAAACGGTAACGAGAAGCGACGGGATCCTTGTAATTCGGCACATATAACATCTCAGCTAATCTACCGCACTCAAATAGATAGTTCTCACGCCAGATACGAGAAGTCTCTCGTTTGTCTTGGATCGAGATAGAACGAGAGACGTCACCCAGAATTGTTTCTTGCCTGCTCGTAGCTCTACCCGTGGCAAGCTCAGTCAACCGCTCCGCTTCTTCACAGCGTTCAATCTGTTGAATTATTTTGTCAAAGTAAAACTCACTCGGTATGCTATTACAGGCTTCCAGAAGCCTTGAATAATCACCAGCGGGCACGGTGGCGATGTTATAACCTAGGTGGTACGCGACACGACTAAAGTTGAAGTCGTCTAATGCGTAACCGAAAACTTGAGCAGGGTTTCGGGTCAGCTGATTAACAGCTGAATAAATAACTTCTCGCTTAGCGGCGTCAGTAGTTGTAGGTTGAAAAACTACACCCTGTTGAGCAAGAAAAGATTGAATCTGTTCTAACTCGAATTGGCTTAACTGCGCCACAACCCGAAACCCTTACATTTTCTTATTCTACGTACACCACACCGGTTGCAAAAACTTCTTTCCATTCAACACGCTTGATACTTTCAAGCTGTTCGAGTTTAGTGAACCGTTCACCAGGTAACGATTGCCTAAGTTCGATAATTTCTTTAGCTGTCTTAAGCCCAACACCGGGAAGGCACTGGGTTAACCCCTCAGCAGTCAAATTATTCAGATTAATACGGTTGTCGGTGGGAGGAAGGGGCTTAACAACAGCAATTTCGCTCTCATCCTTCTTAACTGGGCGGCGTCCGCGGCGAGTCTGCAACGAATTTGATGTCGATTGAGGGTTTGTATCTTCTGTAAAGTTATCGACCTGATCTTTATGTGCGAAAAACACCTTACCCGTGGTGCTCGATCGGACCATAAAGTACTCACCGTCATCGTGAGTAGAAATTACGTCGATTTTGACGCCACTGGGCTTATAGACTTTGGCAGACATCTGAGAAAGTCAGTATGTGGACAGTAGTTTAGACCAAAATACCTCAATCTTCCCTCATGCGCTTAAGGTCGCGCTCAAAGTTACCTAAAAACTCCGCTCGCTTCTCCCAGGTATCTCCCCCAGAGCAACCCTTTTTAGGGTTTATGCACTCTGGATCATTAACTCGATTACAAACAAGCCCCGCGAGGTCTAGTTCGTTGCCTTTGTATCCGGTTTTCCAGTGGTGGATTCCGTCAAGCCACGTTGCACCACACCTCGGGCACTCTTTACGTTCTAATTTAAGGTCTGAAAGCTCCCGATCGTCCATAAAACTGGATAAATACGGTACGCACTATTAACTCTGACAGCAAAAAGAGCTAAATACTGTAAAAATTTCATTAAATACAGGAAACCAATAAAAAACCCCTCCCGAAGGAGGGGTCCACCTCTTCTTTCGCGGCCTAACTATATCAGGCAGGAGAGGTCGAGGTATAAGCAGTGGATTCCACGATGCCGCCGGGTTGCAGAGCAACATCTTGACGCTCGGGCGGCTCATCAGGCACGATCCAGCACACTTCGCAGATAGCGAGGGCCTTATTCTTGCCAGAGAGCTTGCCAGCACCAGCACGAGGATCGTACACGCCAGAGCCCTGGAAGACACCAGAGGCAGCTTGGCTGCTGGAAGCAAACAGTTTCCACTGAGTCTCGGCGCCCAGAGCAGCGAGGCTGCTGGAGTCGATGATGTTGGTGGAACCGGTGCTGCCGTTAGCGATCCGGCTGTTAGAGCCGGTGATCGAGGTACCGAACTGACCAGACACGACGGTGCCGTCGACTTTCAGACCTTGGCCCACTGCGGGGATCAGGGTCAGGGTCGGAGTGGCGGAACCACCGGCAACGCCGGAGCTCACCACATCGCCGCCGTCCACACGGAGGGAGGTGCGATACACGTAAGCACCGGCAGGAGCCTTGATGCCATCGGTGATATCGGCCCGGACGTCCTTGTGGTAGTCAGGGGAAGGAACGATTACGGAAGCGTTCAGGAAAGGCTGGTTAGCACTGTTCTGACCGGAACCGTAAGGCTGAGTGTAGTACTCGAGCTGGTTGTTGGTGCCGAGAGCCTGATAGCTCAGGTCGACGTAACCAACAGCCTGCTGAGCAATCCAGCCGGGACGGAAGACCACGCCCACGGGGCCACCAACGGGTTGGTTGGTGTAGCTCGTCTGAACGCCATTGGCGTTCTCGAACTGAACGGTCTTTTCTTCGTGCCAGTAACGAAGAACGTTGGTGTAGTTGCCAGGATAAATCTTGGCAACGTGTAACTGGTTAGAGTTGATCGCCATTGTTAGTTACCTCCTCAAGCGTCGAAAGAGTAACCAACGGTGACGAAGTCAGCGTTCAGAAGTTCGAAACCTGCGTACAGGCTCCAAATCATCATGATGAAACGGCTGAAGTCGTCGTTGTTGTT